TCACTTGGCTTGCACCTCCCGCACGAGCCAGGCGGCGTAGTGGACCAGGTTCACCCGGCCGCCCGCCGCCAGCGGCGCGCCGGCGTCGATGTCCGCCTGGACCTGCTCGGGCGTGACCTTTCGGCCCCCGGCCGCCGACAGAAGCCGGGCCATTTCCTCAATGCTCAGGGAGAGCGGATTCACTCCGCCCTGGACCCGGTTTTGCATGGGCGATTCGGCCATCCTTCACCATCCTAACATCTTGAAAATAATGGAGTTATGACGGTTTCTCGCTTGATGACTTCGCATTGATGTGGCTCAATGTGTTCATCGAAAGGAGATACGCGATGAACGCCAACGAGATGACCTTCGGAGTTGAGATCGAGACGGTTGCCCCCCAAAGCGCCGTCGAAAACGATGGCCTGCGGATCGGGGCCTACCACCAGGGAATCCAGGTCCCGTACCTGCCCCAAGGCTGGAAGGCCGAACGGGATGGATCGATTGACACCCGAGGCGGCGGCCACGCCTGCGAGATCGTTTCCCCGGTCCTCCGCGGGCCGGCGGGCCTGGCCCAGGTCGCCGAGGTGGTCCGAACGCTTGAGGCCAAGGGCCACAAGGTCAACATCACCTGCGGCGTCCACGTCCACATCGGCTGGAAGCGCGACCTGCCCGCCGAGGCCTTGGCCCGGCTGGTCACCATCGTCTCCTACACCGAGAAGGGCCTGTACGCGATCACAGGAACCAAGAGCCGCGAGCGCGGAACGTACTGCGGCGGAGTCCGCAAGTACGGAAACGGCAAAGACGCCAAGCCCGCCCTGGACCGCAACCGCTACCACGCCCTGAACCTGACCAACCTGGCCAACGGCCGCAGCGAGACGGTGGAGTTCCGGGTCTTCTCCGGATCGGTCAGCGCCACCAAGGTGGTCGGCTGGATTCAGGTCTGCCTCGGTCTGGTCGAACGGGCCATCAACGCCAAGCGCAGCCCGACCTGGACGCCCAAGCCGCTGCGGGGCGGATGGAAGAAGGCCGGCGAGGGCGCGAGCGAAGCCGAACGCCTGATGGGCTACCTCGCCTGGGGCGCGGGTTACGCCCGCATCCACGGCGGAACGCAGTACGGGTGGGTCAGCGACGTGATCCCGCAGGACCAGATTAAGAGCGAGTTCCGCCGCCTCGCAGCCAAGTACGACGCCCAGAACTAACCACGCAGCCGGAGCCCGGAGCGCAACGCCGCCCCGGGCTCCTTGCAGATTGGAGAAACCATGTGCGGCATATTCGGATTCATCACACGCGCAGGCGAAGGCCCGGAGATCGCCCGCCTGCGACGCCTCGCGCTCATCACCCAGACCCGAGGCGAGCACGCCTTCGGCCTGGCCTGGCTCCGGCGCGATGGCACCATCCAAACCTTCAAACGCCCCGGCGCAGCGCAAGCGTACCTGGACGAACTGGAGCGCTGCCGCGACGCGGTGATCGTCGTCGGCCACTGCCGTTACGCCACGCACGGCTCGCCCCAGGACAACCGCAACAACCATCCGCACCCGTCCGGCGGCGGCCAACTGGTTCACAACGGCGTCGTCCACAACCACGACGACCTCGTGCGGCAGTACGACCTGCGACCAGAGACGGAGTGCGACAGCGAAGTGCTCGGTCTGCTCATGGCGCGCTGCCCCGGCACGACCAACCAGCGCGCGGCGTGGGCGGCCAACCAGGCGCTGGGCGACTTGGCGATGTTGGCGGTGTGGCGGAAGCCCGCGCGGTTGCTGGTGGCGCGCCGAGGCCGGCCATTGCACTTTGGCCAGGGGCGGGATGGCTACTACTTCGGCAGCCTGCCCGATGGCCTGCCGGGCCGGGCACGGGCCGTCACAGATCGCACCAGTCGCGTCCTGGGATACCAGGACGGGGAACTGGCCCTGGTGGGCCAGCCGATCGCCCTGGGGCCGGGCGGGGCGGAGGTTGGCAACGCGCAGTTTGACCATCCTAACACCTTGAAAATAAGCGACTTATGATCGGATTCCGCTTGATGCGTTCCGAGACGCATGGCTGCTATGAGGCCCTCCGATTGTCAAGGGCGCACCACAGTATTTTCCGCCGGTTGCCGTGAGGCATGATCTGAATCGCCGTCACCTTAATGCCGGGATCGAATCCCCAGCCATGCGCCACGGTCATGATTCAGACCACACATTTCGGATCGGACGAGTGCTGCTGCCTCTGCGGCCCCTCGCCCAGTCCGGGGGGCTGCAGAGGCAGCAGCACGGTCGAACGCGACCGCCCGCTCCCATCGGCACCGCCCACGGCAGCCGTCGTTATCTCGGATTGTCAGGGGCCGCTGGCCATTGCTGTTGATCTCCTGGAAGCATGTCGAGTGAATGGTTTGCGGGAAGTGGAAGAGGACCCTGCTGCTATTCGTGCTCGAGGCACCGGATTGGTATGCGTATGGATACTGACGTCAGGGGAGCCGCCGCCTTCTAAATGCGAGACTCGCTCCCGGAAGCTCCGGGAGTGGTATCCGCCATGCGTCGTGATCGCGGTCAGGCTCATGTACGCCAGATCCTCTTCTTTCCTATTCCACCGCTCACTCGTCCTGCGACGGAGGTTGAGTGCTCAGGAACAATTCACGTATTCGTTCATGCCGCCGCACGGACCCGGTACATCTCCTCACGCGTGACCATCCGCCACAGCAGGATGGCCAGCTTCCGGGCCATCGCCACGATGGCCTTCTTCACATCACCCGTGTTGCGGATGTATCGCCGGTACACCTGCCGAGCGGCTTCGTCCTTCTGCACCCACCGCCAGGCCGCCTCGACCAGGATCGTCCGCAGTCGCCAGTTCCCCGCCTTGGTGATCGACCCCTCCCGACGGCGTTCGCCGCTCTCCTGCACCAGTGGGGCCAGACCGATCATCTTGGCGATCTCGCCGGGTTCGTTGAACCGCTCCGGAGCCACCAACTCCGTCCGAAACGTCATTGCCGTCACCGGTCCCACTCCAGGCACCGAACGCAACACCTTCACCTTGGCCTTGTGCCGCGAGGTGGTCATCAACTTCGCCACCGCCTCATTCATCCGCGCCACCTGCGCACGGGCTTGCTGTTCGGCATCCAGCAGCACGTTCAGGCACGTCCGCAAGGCTTCCGGCAGTTCCAGTTCGCGCAGCTTCTTGATCCCCGTCTCCGACCACGCCTTGACGCTGCCCTCATACGCCACACCATGCACCAGCAAGAACGACTTGATCTGCTGCCGCGCCAAACGCATCTTCCGCACCATCTGTTCGCGCAGGCGCATCACCTGCCGGTCGTGTTCTTCTTCCTCCGTCGGCACCCGGATGATCTTGAGCAATCCCTTGGCGGCGTGTTCGGCGATCCGCCGGCAATCCACCCGATCACTCTTCCCTTCCCGTGCGGTGCTCTTGAGCATCTTCGAGGTGGCGATGACATCGGCCTTGAACCCCGCCGCGCGCAACGCCCGCACCAAGCCGTAGCCCGTCGGCCCCGCCTCGTACACGACCCACGCGACCTGGCCGGCGATTGGCGTCAACTTCTCCACCAGCAGCGCCGGTTCCGCAGGCTGCGTCCAGGTGCTGATCAGGCCCCGCTGATCGCTCCATACCGCCACGCTGTAACTGCGGCGATGCACGTCCACGCCCAGGTAAACATTCTCGCCGGCTTGCAGCGAAAGGGACTTGATCTTCTTCCCGACTGTCGGCTTCATGTGTGTCGTCATGAGAAAGCTCCATGAAAAAGGGTTACGAACCAACCGTTCCACGAACGGTACGCCCTTTTTCGACAACCTGGGCCTACATGCAATCCTTAATGTGCATGTTCAAACGCAAAGGAGAACGCGATGAAAACGACCACGAACACGAACGCGAATCGGAACCTGAAGCCCGGAACGACGGTGGTTTCCACCCTCGACGGGGAGCCCGGCCGGGTGGTGCGGATTTGCACCTACCGCCGCAACGGATGCCAGGCCTGGTCCTACCTGGTCGACACCGCCAGCGGCCGGGAGATTTGGGAAGCGGGCGAGTTGTTCGTACCCGCCCCGGAACAGGCCTGAACGCCCGCAACGCCCAACCACGAAGGAGAACGCCATGACCACGAAGACCACCAAGACCCTGGACCAGATCCTGAAAGAGACCGCCCGCTTCCAGAACCGCGAGCTCGCTTTCTCGTTCGCGGCCCGGCCGCCCAAGACCCTCTGGGTGATGCTCGGCGACGACGGACGCTTCTGGGTCACCACCCCAGCCAACTGCGCCCGCCTGGAAAAGATGGGCTACGAGTGGGCCGACTAACGAGCGATGCCAAGGAGCATGACCATGCGAACCACGCGAATCGAACTTGACGGAGATGCCGGGCACGTCGCCATCGAGCGGAAGGCCGACGAGACCACCATCCGCATCGACTCGATCATCCGCGACCCCAAGCGCGGCCAGCAGGCCTGGAAGACTTGGGAGTTGCCGGCCCGCACCAGCGACGAGGACCTGTTCAAGGTCGCCATCGAGGTGCAGTTCCGCACCGACGGCGGCACCGGCACCAACAGCATGATCCACGACTACTTCCGCGAGATGCAGCGGTTCCAGGACTGAATGGAGAACGCCATGACCACGAGGAACGATCTCTTCACGCAGATCGCCCGGCAGCACCTGGGCATCGAGACGCTCGAGCAGCGCAACCGCGACAGCCTCGACTTCCACGACGTCGGGGTGGTCGGTGTCCGGCAGGCGCTCGACGCCGCCTACCGCGCCGGGCAGGCCGAACTCCTGGCCGCCGCCGAGGCGCTGCTGGCGGCGAAGGACAACCAGATGGAGACGGCGGACGAGTGGCGACGGCTGCGGCGAGCCATACGCCACGCCAAGAAGCAGAACGCACTCCCGAAGCCCTGAACAAGGGCTTCGGTGGTTTACGGGGCATGTCGCTCCGCGGGTTCCCGCACCCGAAAGACGCGGGACACGGGCCTGGCCAGCCCCAACAAGGCCAAAGGAGACAGTGCCATGAAGAAGGACCAGATCAGAATCGGCGGAACGTACCTGGCGAAGGTCACCGACAAGGTGGTGCCGGTGCGCCTCGACGCGGAGAACCCGCACGGCGGGTGGGACGCGACCAATCTGGCGACCAACAAGAAGGTCCGCATCAAGAGTGCTCAGCGCCTCCGCGGGCCGGCCCCGGAGCGCGACGCCAGCCAGCGTGCTCGGGCCGTCGCCGAGGCGCAGGCGGCCGATGCCGCCGCCAACGCCCACGCCGTCGATCCCGACCGCGTCCCGCTCACCGAGGTGATGAAGCCCGCCAAGGCGGCCAAGGGCGTGAAGGCCAAGGTCGACAAGATGAAGAAGCCCAGCGGCCTGGACGCCGCCGCCCAGGTGCTCAAGGACGCCGGCGAGCCGATGCGCTGCGGCGACATGGTCGAGAAGATGCTGGCCACGGGCTTGTGGAAGACCGGCGGTAAGACGCCCGCCGCCACGATCTACGCCGCCATCACCCGCGAGATCTCGGTGAAGGGCACGGACTCGCGGTTCAAGAAGACCGACCGGGGCCTGTTCACCGTCAACGCCAAGTAGGAGAACCCCATGAAGATCGTTATCCAATTCCACGACGGCGAGTGGCCCATCGACACCGACAACCCGCCCGAGCGCAGCCTCGACGAGTTGCTCGACACGTTCACCCAGCCGGAGGTGCGCGAGATCATCAACGAGACCCGTCGCGTGTTCCGAGGCATGTGCGATGTCTGGAACCAGCGGGAACTGGCCGCGCGCCGCCAGGCGGGGCTGAGCGAGGGAGGTTGAGCCATGCGCAGAAACATCCGAGACCGCGACATCGCCTTCCGCCACGAGGATGGGTGCCTCGTCCGCACCGTGTCGGGTGCGGACGGGCGCACCTACACCCACCGCTGCAGCCTGGAGGTCTTCGAGAAAGTCGCCTGGCTCTTCGACACCACGCCCCACGAGGGTTCCGGCGTGGCGATCGGTGAGATCGCCCGCGCAGAGAACCTGCCACACACGCAGGTGGACGTCACGCTGGCATACCTCCACGAGCGCGGCATCATCGACCGCCGGCACCGGCGAAACTACCCGGCCAGCGCCGGCGTCCACCTCGACGCGATGGTCGAGTGGCACGCGCTGCGTGAGGAACCCAGGCCCGCCTGACATCACTTTCCCTCCCCGTCACTGACCCCGGCCGCAACGGCTGGGGTTTTCTCCGGCATGTCAGTTCCCGGAGCGCCCGCCGCCGTGATCCGCTGGGCCTTCCTGCCGGTGAACTTCTCCCACCGCTGCACGATGACATCGCAGTAGGGTTCGTCGAGTTCCATGAGGAACGCGTGGCGTCCGGTCTGCTCGGCCGCGATCAACGTGCTGCCGCTGCCGCCGAACAGGTCCAGCACGTTCTCGCCGGCGAGGCTGCTGAACTGCATCGCCCGCACCGCGAGCTCCACCGGCTTCTCGGTGAGGTGGACCATCGACTGCGGGTTCACCTTCTTCACATGCCACAGGTCAGTCGCGTTGTTGGGGCCGTAGAACTTGTGGGCCGCGCCTTCCTTCCACCCATAGAACGCGATCTCAAACGCCCCCATGAAATCCTTCCTGGTGAGTACCGGATGCTGCTTGTCCCACACGATTCCCTGGCTGAAATACAGCCCGTTCTTCTTGAGGAACGGCGGGTAGTTGCCCAGGTTGGCGTAGCCGCCCCAGATGTAGAACCCGCGCCCATCCTCCAGCACCCGCGCCATGTTGCCGAACCAGGCGTCGAGCATCTGGTCGAAGTCGGCGTCGCTGACAAAGTCGTTGGCCAGCGGCCGGTCCTTGGCGCGCATCTGCTTGGTCGTGCCCTTGGCCTTGGTCTTGTCTCTGGCCAGGTCGAACCCCTGGTGGTGCATGCCCCGCGCGTCAGAGGAATCAATCGCGCCGCGCTTCGTGGCGGTGAACGACGAGAGGCCGGCGGCGATGGCGTTGTTGCTGCGGGGTTCGACCTTGACGTTGTACGGCGGATCGGTGTTGACCAGGTGGATCACCACGCCGTCGAGGAGCCGGTCCACATCCTCTGGCTTGCTGCTATCACCGCAGAGCAGACGGTGGTTGCCGAGAATCCACAGGTCGCCGGGGCGCGTGGTCGCTTCATCGGGAGGCGCGGGTACGTCGTCGGGATCGGTCAGCCCCTCCTGGACGTCGCCGGACATGATTCGCTGGAGTTCCTCCTGGTCGAACCCGAGCGTGCCGATGTCGAAATGCATCTCCTGCAACGCCGACAACTCGATGGGCAGCAGTTCGTAGTTCCACTCGGCGATCTCGTTGGTCGCGTTGTCGGCGATGCGATACGCCTTCACCTGCGCGGGCGTCAGGTCCGTCGCCACATGCACGGGCACCTGCTTGAGGCCGAGCTTCAGCGCGGCTTTGTAGCGGGTGTGGCCGACGATGATGACGCCCTCGGAATCCACCACGATGGGCTGGCGGAAGCCGAATTCCTTCAAGCTGGCCGCCACAGCGTCCACCGCCTCATCGTTCTGGCGCGGGTTGCCGGGGTAGGGCTTGACCTGGTCGATGGAGCGAAGTTCGATCTGCATACGGAGTCCTTTCAGTTCTGGTTTGGGGAAACGGACAGGCACGCGCCGCTCAGGGGTTGGGCATGACGCCACACCTCGCCGCAGAGGGCGATGAACTCGTCGTTGGTCAGTGTTCCCTTGGCGCGATTGACGCTGCGCTCCAGCACCTGCGTGTTCTCGATGCGGTGCTCCCCGCCGCGACACACGGGAACGATGTGGTCGAGGGAGGCGGTTTCGGGAGTCAGCGCCCGGGCAGTCAGGGCACAGCGATACTGCTGGCGCAGCAGCAGTTGCAGGATCGCCTGCGGGTTCACGCTGCCATCGGCGACGGATGGCAGGCTTCGGCGGGATCGCCGGCGACGAGGGGCCGATTGCGGAGCGTCTGAAACTTCCTCGGCCATCGGCTCGCCTCCTGCGACCGATCCGAGGCCCAGCGACGCCAGCCCGTGCGCGTTCGCTGCTGGTACACCCGCTGAGCCAGCGCCACCGCCATCACCGTCATTGCCGCCGGCCAGGTCGATGGCACTGGGCGTCGCTCGCGACTGGAATCCTCCCGTCCCGACCGCAGGATGTTCACCCACGCCCGCGCCATGCTCTGGGCCTTGCGCTGCCACGGGTCCGCCAACTTCCGGTGGTTGGCCAGGTCGGTTCCGAGCCGCGTCAGCATGGGGTTGATTGTGTTCTGCCATATCGGGTTCTCCATCACGGGCATCTCGTTTTTCTCACGAAGGAAAGAGAGTCATGGTCGGTTGGCGTTCCCGCGGCCATCTCCGGCCGAGGATCGCCAGGGAGGAACCGTTCCCCCCGTCGGCTCTCTGCCACTTTGGCACCCCCGCGCCGTTGGCCCCACGGCGCGACCCAGGCGGGGTTGGGCCGGATGGCTAAGGCGATACAACGGACGCGACGTGGGGCAACACGTGGCCAACGGTGCGTACCCGTGCGGCCACGCCCAGGTACGCACCGGCGTGGCCATGCCGAAGATTCACCCTTTCACCCACCCCCTCACACACACACGCATAAATACGCGGGCGGGCGTCGCGCGAGGGGGTGGGGGTGAAAGAGAGAAAGAAGAAGAGAGAGTTGTTGTTGTTCTCTTTATTTCCGCTTTTTTCGCGGGTCTGAAGTTTCACCCTCAGGGGGTGAAGCTTGGGTGAAGCATGGGGAGTCTTGAGGCAGTTCGGAGCTCTCATCTTTCACCCCCGTCCGGAGTTTCACCGCCAAGATTCCCCGCGCCGGCCAGGCGGTAAGAACGCACGGGCCAACCCGCCCTTGGCGTCGTCACCATCTCGACTTCGCCTTGCTGCACCAGCGTGTCCATCAGGCTGGAGAAGACCTTGGCCTCCATCTTCATGCGTTTCAGCAGCACGCTGTGCGGCAGTTCCTGTCCCGGCGCGCCGCGCAACTTCTCGACCGCCTTGAGGCACTCGGCGTGGAACGGGTTCTCGGCGACATGCCCGGCGGCCATGAACAGCATCCGGCGCGTCTGGTGCATCACAAATTCAGACGCCCATTCGACGGCGGCGAGGCTGATGCGCGGTGCCTGGTGGTTCTCGCTGATCGCGTACAACAGCGCCAGCTTCCGCACCTGCTCGCTGACGCGGCCCCACACTGTCGTGCCGACCGAATCACTGCGACCCTCGGCCGCCGAGTATTCCGCTTCGGCCTGCTGGCGCGTTTCAACCAGGCGGCGGCGGGCCTCGTCGCTGTGCTCGACGACCGTGGGCACTGGATGGAACTCCTCCAGATTGCCCGTGCCGGGTCGGTAGTCCGCCCACCACTTGGCCGTGGCCAGGATGCTCGGCGGCACATCACGGATGCTCGGCTCCTGACCCTCTGGTCGCGGCCCGGATTCGAGGATGATCATGCGGGCGAAAAAGCCGTTGGTGAGCATCCGCTCGGAGAGCGCCTCGTAATAGTGGTTCGGGATCGCGGTGCCGAAGATGACGAGGCCGGGCTGGTCGATGACGCCGGGCGCTTCCTTGCCCGCCTTGCGGCGCATGGGAAAGACGCTGTTGGCTGACGAGTACATCGTCAGCAGCGTCGACATGATCGCCTCGTGGCGGGCGTCCTTGGCCTTATTGATCGACTGAAGCATCCCGTCGATCTCGTCGGTCTGGAAGAGCATGCTCGGCGTCTGGAACAGCGCGTCCTGGATGCCTTCGCCGCTGGCAAAGCGCTCACCAAGGCCATTCGCAAGGCCGACCTCATAGAGGATGCGGGTGTTCACCTTACGCGGCCAATCCTTGCCCGCCGACGAATGCGCCAAGCCCAGCAGGTAGATGTTGGTGCGGTTGTCGCCGGGGTCGCGGACCTTGCGCCCGGCAAGGAACGCCTGGAGCGAGAGCGCCCCAGCGAACGCCATGACCGGATTGGGGTACGGCGCAATCGCCATGCAGTAGTCCATCACCTCGTTGACGAAGCCCGGCATGCGCATCATCTCGGCAGGCATCGGGCCGGGATCGGGAATCTCCGGGGCGCGCGGGGTGCCGGCCGAGCAATCGCCGGAGCCGGGCGTCATGTTTAGGATGCCGGAGAGGTCCACGCCGTGGTCGTCGTCGGGCATCGCGCCGCCGTAGCCGGCCAGACGCAAGGCGCGGGCGGCATCTTCGTAGCGCCCGCCGTGGTTGAGCAGCGCGAAGACCGAGAACGGCGAGTAGGCGCGATTGGGCTCGAAGGGGTCGGCGCTGGCGCTGAACACGTAGAACACGCGGTCCTTGAGTGTGGCCGACCAGCCCGACTCTTTCCCTGGCCGCCGCCAATATTCGTTGACGCCCTCGCGGACCCTCGTCCACCCGGCCTGCGTCAGCACATCACGTACATCGCCTCGCTGGTTGAAATCATCGCCTGGCCGATCGGCGCAGCCGCAGGCACCCGGCGCTGCCGGGGTGCTGGGCGTCACCGCAACGGTTCGCGGCGGCAGATCCACCACCGGCGGCACATACTCGTTGAGCTCCCACGCCGCCTGCAGCAGCACGTCGCGCTCGGCTTCGGCGAGCACGGGCGGACGGGCCAGATCGCCCTGGAGGAGCACGTAACCCGGCGTCGGGGCGCACAGGAACAGCCCGCCGTCACCGCGCGTCTCGATGAGCGTGACGACCTTGCCGTCGCGCTGGCGCTGGGCCAGTTTCATGTTGCCGCAGACGCCGGCCTGGCAGCGGTAGAAGACATGGCGGCCGTCGCGCTGCGTGCGCTCGATCACCAGCTTCGCCAGCAGGTCCGGTGCGACGCGGGCCGCCCAGGCATCAAAGAGTTCCCCGCCGGCGTCGAAGTCGATCATCTCGGCGTGGCCGGAGACGGCTCCGCAGATGATGCACAGCGCGTCCGGCCTATTGGCCAGCCACGCCGACAGCTCCGCCTCGGTCGGCAGGCGCTCGCGGTAGCGCTTCCACTGGCCGACGCTTGGGCGTTTCTCGGCGCGGCGGGCCGGCAGCACGCACAGGCCGGCCTGCAGATATTGTCTGGCAAGATCATCCACGCGAGCGGTTCCCTCTTACGAGCAACCCGTGGTTGTGCCGCACCCCAGGCACACGTAGCAGGTGCCGGCGCGCACGGTCGCGCCGCTGCACTGGCCGCAACGCGGCCCTTGCGATGGCGGCTGGGGCGGACGTGGGGTCGTGGTTGTGGACTTGGCCGGTGCGCTGGGCTTTGTTGTCGTGGGCTGTTGTTCCATTGAGTTCCTCATGCACATGGCGGGCGATGTCGTGATGATGAGGCCTGCCCCGCGCCGCATTGTGGGGTCCGGCCGAACGAAGACCATTCAGGCCGCCGCGCCACGTCTGAGGCGCTCGCGGATGTCATCGCACAGAGTGAAGGTGAGCTTGGCCGGGGTGCCATTGCGCGGCGGCACCCGGTGCATGACGAAATACTGGTCATCCGCAGGGATGTGCCGCCCGTACTTGGCCGACTCGTGTTCTGCAGCCGCACGCAGAGACCGTAGGAAATCGGCGTAGCGGCACCCCAGCGCCGTACACATCACGACGTAGGGAGTGTGCATCTCGCACTGCTCCAGATGGTCGGCGGCCGCATCGACATCCGCCTGCGACCAGGCGTCGGAATTGGCCGGCGTCACGACCCCATGCTGGATCAGCAGTTCCAGCATAGGCGGCCGACAGTCGTACCCGCGGGCCTGCAACTGGCTGCACGCAGCCGCCAAGGTCATGCGGAGTTGAGGCTTGGCCTTCAATTCAACAACTTCCTCGAACGTGAGTCCGATACGCTGCATGGTGATCTCCTTGGTCAGAATGGGATGTCGTCGTCGGCGGGCACGTACTCCGGCTCATCCTGCGTCGCTTCGGCCACGGGCAGTTCCCCCAGGTCGGCGGGATCGGGCTTGGGGCCGAGCTCGCACTTGACGATCCGCGTGTACTTTTCGCCCGTGACGCTGCGGACGGTGATCGACAGCGCCGGGGCCAGCGCCCCGGCCTCGGCCAGCGCGACAGCGTTGTCGACGTTCTCGGGCACCGGCAGGTGCGAGCGGAGCTTCCACCACGCCTCGGCCTTGCCCCGGGCATAGCCGGTGTGTTCGAAGCACACCCACTCGCTGCGGTAGTCGTTGAAGCCGACGCGGTAGTCGACCCGCATGGTCCGCGGGTGCCCCTCGGGCGCGTCGCGCTTCACATGTACGCTGTAGCCAACCTCGCTGACGGCATGCTGCGTCTCGGTGATCTCCCCGGAGAGAATCCCGGCGGTGGAGGCTTCCTGTTCGTGCTGGCCACGCTTGGGCGGCGGGAACTCATAGCCGCACTCCGGGCAGAGGCTGTAGGCGGCGTGGATCACCGCCTGGCACTGCGGGCACTCCTTGGCGGGCGCTTCCCCAGCGCCGCCGCTGCGGTCCTTGATTTCCAGGGCGTCGACCGGGCCGTGGCGGAGGATGTTGCCGCCGAAGTCCAGGACCAGGCAGTTGTCCTTCGAGGGGTCCAGCCGGAAACCTCGACCCACCATCTGGTAGTAGAGGCCCGGCGAGTTGGTCGGGCGCAAGAGCGCCACGCAGTCGATGTTGGGCGCGTCAAAGCCGGTGGTCAGGACGTTGACGTTGACGAGGTACTTGAGCTGCCCGTCCTTGAACTTCTTGAGGAACTCGGCCCGCTCGAACGGCAACGTGTCGCCGCTGACAAACCCGCACGGCTGGCCCATCTCGCCCAGCACCTTTTGGACGTGCAGGGCATGCTGCACGCCGGCAGCGAAGATTAGCACCGAGTGGCGGTCGGCGGTCTGGTCGAGGATCTCGCGGCAGGCCGAGCGCACCAGGGACTCATCGTCCATGAGCGCCTCGACCTCGCCGGCGATGAACTCCCCGCCCCGGACGTGCAGGTTGGTCGTGTCGACTTTGCGTTTGCCCGCCTTGGTCTTCAGCGGGCACAGATACCCCTGCACGATCAGCTCGCGCACTCCGACTTCGTAGCAGACGTGGTTGAGCAGGTTCTCCGAACCGCAGATCAGGCCCGTCGACATGCGGTACGGTGTGGCGGTCAGGCCCACCAGGCGGACGTTGGGATTCACCACGCGGGCGTCGGCCAGGAACGTGCGGTACATCCCCTCGCCGTCGGGCGGGAGCATGTGCGCCTCGTCGATGAGGATCAGATCGAAGCGATCCAGTTCGGCGGCGCGGCGAAAGACGCTCTGGATGCCCGCCACGATGATCGGGTGCTCGGTGTCGCGGCTCTTGAGTCCCGCCGAATACACGCCGATGCGGTTCCACAGGTCGGGAGCCATCGCGTGGAGCTTGTCCGCGGCCTGCTCGAGCAGTTCCTTCACGTGCGCCAGGATCAGCACCCGCCCGTTCCACTGCTGCACCGCATCCCGGCAGATCGTCGCCATCACCGGCGTCTTGCCCCCGGCCGTGGGGATGACCACGCAGGGGTGATCATCCCGCCGGCGCAGGTGGTCGTAGATGGCGGCGACCGCCTCGGCCTGGTACGGGCGCAAGGTGATCGCGCCAGAAGTTGGGGTGGACACGGTCATGATGGTCAGTTGTTCTCCGGCGAAAACCCCGCCCCGCAGAGCAGGCAGCGGGAGAGCGGCATCTCGGCCAGGTCGATCTCCAACCGGGGCGGCACGGCCAATTCCCGCCGGCGGGTGACCAAGAGGTCGATCTGGCTGTCGTCCTCGTACACCCCGGCGTGCTGGAGCGCATCGAGCACGGGCTTTTGGATGTTGTCTAAGTCGCGCCGGCGGCGGTCGGGCGGGAACGCGTCCATCGCCAGGGCGATGCGCCCGCCCGTAGGTGGCTTACGCGGCCCGTTGCCCCGGCCCCCGGCCAGGAGGGCGCAGACGTTCGTGCGGAACGTCCGGCCCTCCCGGCTGATCACGGTGCGACCCCGGAAATGCCGCCAGTAGTGGTTCACCGACGGCGGATAGGGCAGCGTGATCACCACCGCACCTCCCGCTTGGCCCAGTCGGTGTTGGCGACCTTCATGACCAGGCTGCCGATGATTACCATCGCGAGCATGACCGGGCCGTACAGGAGGCAGAAGAACGCCCAGAAGATGCGGTCGGCCTGGGTCCACTTGCCGAAGGAGCCGCGATAGTCACGGCGCACCACGATGTAGGAGATCGGGGCGGTGATCGCCCAGAGAATCAGCCAGAAGACAAGAGAAGTCATGGCATTGCCTTTCGTGTTGGAGGTTCAGAGGGACAGTTGTCAGCTTCCGAGGGTCATCGCTTCCACGGCGGCGTGTTGCTGGTGACCGGGGCCTGCTGGGGCTGGCCCACTGCCGGCGCGGCCGTCTTGGGCTCGAAGCCCTTGATCTCGTTGGTGAGTTCCCCGGTGTCCTCGCGCTTCTTGCACTTGATGGTGATCAGGAGCGGCAGGTTGTGCAGTTCGACGCTGTCGCGCGGCTGCATGACGCCCACGGCATGGCAGATCGCCGACAGTTCGCTCCTGGCGATCTTCACCGCCGTGGCGTTGGCGTTGTTGAGGTTGAGCCGCGCCCAGACGACCCGGTTCTTGTACTCGCCGTCCAGGATCGTGAAGGTGAACTGCAGGTAACTGCCGCCGCCGTTCTTGGTCGGCTTCATCTCCGACTCGGTGATGGCGGCCAGGTACTTGCCCGCGGGCAGGGGCTCGAAGCTGCTGGTCGGTTCGACTTCGTTCGCGTTGAATGTGCCGAGATTGGCCATGGGTCAGTTCTCCTTGCTGGGGTTGGTGTTCTGCTCAGCGCCCACCAGGCGCATGGTCGGCCTGGCGGCGTTTCCGATGGGTTCCGGGTTCTGGATGAGGGCCTGCATCAGCGCCGGCCACGAGAGCGGCAGTTCCGCCGGCAGGCTGTAGCGGTTCTTGGCCACGCAGGCCGGGCTGCCGACGGTGCGCAAGATGCGCTCGCCGCCGTCCTTGCCCAGACCGGCGGCGATGGTGCGGTCGCGGCCGAAGCCGCCGTCCTCGGTCTTGGTGATGATCTTCCGCGTGGCAAACAGCACCGCGTCGGACCATTCGGTCAGCAGCGCCGTCACATGCTTGTGCAGGCGCGGCGAGTACCGGTCGTAAGCGGCGTGCTCGGGGTCCTCGAACTTCTCGACCTTCGCGTGGGCCAGGAGGATCACGCACATGCCGCGCTGGGTGCGGAGCGTGTTCAGGTCCGTCAGCAGGCGACGCCAGTGGGTGAGGGCGTGGGTGTAGCCCCGGGCGTAGCCGCCATCGACCTTCTCGATGCTGGTGACGCCGTACTGTTCGCACAGCACGTCCCACACCAGGCGCTCGAGCCAGTCGGCCGAGTCGATCACCACGGTCTCGAAGTCGTGTTGCTCCTGGATGAGCGTGCGGAGCGCCGTGTCGACATCGCCCAGGTTCTTGGCCAGCGGGAAACTGGCGCAGTCGATCTGGTCGAGGCCGTCTTCGGTGGGGATGAAGATCGGCGTGGGGGCAGCGGCGGCGGTGGTCGACTTGCCGATGCCCTCAGTCCCGTAAATGAGCAGGCGCGGCGGGGAATGCTTGCGCCCGCGATGGATGTTCTGGATCATGGTCATCAGAAGGTCTCCTGTGGTTAGTTGAGGTACTCGGGCATCAGCCAGGTCATGGCCATGCGGCCGCTGACGCTGCACGGACGCGCCGGGCCGTTGCGCACCTGCCCGTCGGCGCGGATTTCGGGCAGGCGCTTGTGCGCCTTGATCCCGATCCGCGCCTCGATCTCGCGGGCCGTCAGGCCGGGGTGGTGCCGGACGACCGCCAGGCACATCTCACGCTGGTGGTGCGCCAGGCCGCAGGCCCGCAGGTGCCGCCCGGCCAGCGCCGAGGTCGGCGGATCGCAGTTGCGATGGTTGCAGTGATGCTTGCAGTGCATGTTCATTGCTCCGTAAAGCTGGTGGATCTGTCGTTGACACATCCCGTCGCGCTGGCCAGCGGGGGAAAGGCAGGTGCGGGAGTCGAACCCGCCGTTCCGAGGCGAAAGGCTTATGAGGCCCCGCGCCGGAATGCCCGGCCCTGCCAGATGCGCCCGGGGTGGCCGTCGCTGAAGGACTCGCCACAAACCAAGCGGGCGCGGAGAGATGCTTGGTTACGCCACGTCCAGCATGCGGATGCCCTCGTAGCCGGTGGGCCACTCGTCATGCTGACGGCAGGCCAGGAGCCGCCGGATCGCCGCCTCGTTCTCCTGCCTGGCGATGGCCAGGGTGTCGTCGGTGACGCGCCACACGCCGCAGCGGTACGGCTCCTTCTTCTCCACCGCGATGAGGTGGACCGGCACCATCAGGCCGTCGAGGACCTGGGCGAGCACCGCCTGGTAGAAGGCCATCTGCTTGTGGTAGCCGTAGCGCTTCGAGTCGGCCTCGAACCAGGTCAAATCATCGGTGGTCTTGAGGTCGACGATGCCGCGATGGGGATGGAGCCAGTCGATGCGAATCTGGCATGGCGTGCCGCAGTACTCAGCGCGGACGACGCCTTCGGAGCGCCCGTAGAGCAGCAGGTCCACAGCCTCGTTGTTCATGGCCACGCCGCTGGCCATCTGTTCGATCAGGTCCACCTGGTCGTGGGAGAGCACTGGCTTGCCCTGCGATTCGGCCCAGGCGCGGAATGCCTGCGTGGTCGCGCCGTAAGGCTTGCCGGTCTGCGGGTTGATCGGTCCGCCCAGGGCGAAGGCGGCCGCGTAGGCATCTCGGCCTTCGAGGATGCGCACGTGCGCCGCCCGGCCGATCAGGTAGCTGGCCGAATCGCTGTCGGCCAGCAGCCCGATAGCCTTCTTGCGATGCAGCCAGGGGCACTTGATGAAGTCCAGCAACTGGTGGCTGCTGAGGAAGCGGTCCGCCTTGGCGTGGTAATCCGCGGCGGATTCGACTTCCAGAATGCTCAGGTCGATGTTGACTTCCATGTTCTCGCTCACGTTGCTGTTCTCCGTGTCAAGTGCCCCTGGCTCTCTGGCCATATGAGTCAATTACCCGGCGCTGGCGGGTTTTGTCGGAGAAGGTTGGCCGACGTACAGACCCAGCCCCTTCTCCGCGAAGAACGCCCGCAACCGCACCAGGTGGTTCTCGTAGAAAGTGGCCTGCGCCACGCCCATCGCGCGGGCGACGTGCGAGATAGGAAGGGTCTGCAGCAACTCCGCCGCCCGTCGCAGGTCCGGCGGGAGCTCTTCGAGCACGGCCTGCACGTCAAGGCGCAGGTGAGTGCGCTCCTCGGCGTTCCGCCGGTACTTGCCCGACCGGATGTCCTGATCGTCCTGGTCGACGGTGTCGAGTCGCTGGACAGGCGTCTCGCCGTCGCCGGCGGCGATGTCCTCGTTGAGCGAGCAGTCCTCACGCCGATAGTCCCGCACGTCCGACTCGCGGTAGCGGACCAGGTTCTGGCCCTTGCGGTCGATGACGCAGGTGACGAACAGCTTGAAGCTGGACCTGCTGGAGTCGTACTTCTTCAGGCGTTCCAGCAGGTCCACGAGCATCGCCTGCCGGATGTCCTCGAAGTCGTCGGCGGTGAAGCCAGCCTTGCCGACCAGTTCCGCCGCCTTGATGTTGACCATGTCCAATGCGAAATCCTCGAAATCATGAAGAAGCTTGTTGGTGTCCACTGGGGACCTCCCGTTGGCCGGGAGGCGTCGCGTGGATGCCGACAGAGGCTGCGATCACTTGCGCTGGAGGCGTTGCAGGATTGCCGCTTCTGCGGCACCCACAACGCCTCCACTAAGTGGCCGGTTAGTTGTCAGGTACTCGGATACGTTTCGATCACATGGATGGGCCGCCAGCCCCGATCAGGCGCACACCTCCTCCAGGGTCATCCGGAACGGAAGACCGCGCTGAATCTCGATGCACGGGACCACGCCGTCGCCCAGCGCCTCCAACTGGGCCAGCAGGTCGCGGACTTGGGCCTTGAGCGCGAAGTCGGCCTTCGCCGACTCCGCACGCGGCCCGTTCTCCCCGCCGAACTTGATCTCACGGATGATGCGCGGGCGCGGATCGAGCACCGGCTGGCCGGCGCGGACGACCAGGCCTTCGATGCGGCCGTAGTTCACCCACTGCATCAGTTCGATAAGCTTCCGCTGAGGGGGAGTCGCGCCGTCTTTCCAACCAGGAGCAACCATCGTTACTGTCCTTTCCGCGGGTTGGCAGGGGTGAGCACCACGCCCGCCCGTGCAACCGCGATGGGGGCAGTAAAAGGGATGGATTTCCGGCGCAACGATCGCGCAACGAAAAAAGCGGCTCAGAAATGCTCGTTCTGAGCCGCTGTCGCGGGGAAACACGCTGAAAATTCTTCAGAAACCCGTGTGGCGCAACTTCAAACTTTCACGTTGCGCTGCTTTGGGGTGCGGATTTCGGTCGTGATCGCATCCATGATCTGGAGCACCTCGTCGTTGGCCAGCCCCTTGGCCTTGGTGATCCACGCCTTGTAGCTGTCCACCTTCACGCGACACGCCCGTCCAGACTCGCCGTTAGACTCGATTTCACCGGCCTGCACAGCTCTGGAAATCGTGCCCTTGTCTGGTGATTCCTCTTTGCCCAGGACACGCTGTGTGGCACGCAGGACTTGCGCCTGCGTGGCCCAGGCAAATGCATCGCCAACTGGCCGCTCGACTACGGTGACCGGCACGCGTACCTGTCGTTCCATCCCGTACTTGACGAACCGCACATCCAGCGTGGCGGGAGCCCCGGGCACGGAGAAGGGAGCGCTCGTGCCGGGGCACAGATCGACTTGGCCCGAGGCCTCCGATGCGTCAAACAGGGTTCCCGAGGGGGCAGCGCACAGGCCGCGCGCGATCCCAATGCCCTCGTTGCGGATCGTCACCGTACCATTCTCACGAGTCGCCACCAGGTACGGCCACAGAGGCAGCCCGAACTGCTTGAGCATCGCATCGTCCAACGCGGCAGCGTCGGCCACGGTTGATTTGAGCACCTTGCCTCCATCCCCGACCGAGGAGGGCACTCGTCCCTCGGTTAGGAGCCGCAACGCCGCAGGCATGCCGGTAAGATTCGACGGCAAGGTCTTCGCGGCCGCCATGCACCAGTTGAGTTTGCCAAGAAGTTCATCGCACGAACCCTTTGTGGCCTTCAAGCGTTCGTGTAGGACGCCCACTAATTTCCACAGGATGGCGGCGAAGCAGTCCGGCGACAAATCCTTCGGCTTCCAGCGGAGGCTATAGACCCTCACCTCATCACCGCCGGGATCGACGTCCCATGACTCAAGTTCATGGTCGATGGCCCAGGCAAGAATCGCCGTTTCAGCGCACGGCCGGCTCGGGGCATCGATGAGCTGCACCCGCTCCACCAGCGCCTCTGCCACAACGCCCCCGAGTTGCAGTGTCTGCGCGTCGGCCCGACAAGCGTCAAGGAGCGCCGCCGATTCCCTGGGGCTGCGGGCGATCAGTTCGCCAACCCGCATCTTGACATCGTCGGTAATGCCCACTGTGGGAAGAAGCTGGTTCAGGGCGCGCAGGTGCGGCTGCCACTTGTTCCACGGCTCGCCCAGGTTAAGCGCGTCGAAGAATTGCTGGCGCGCCGCAGTGCTGAGCATCACGTCGCGGAACGGCGTCAAATCAACGTTGTCGGGGAACAAACCCAAATCGACATCCAGTTCATCCAGAGAGCGCGGCGTATGGGTGTAGTAGTCCGCGTCCAGAATCGCGCCCTCGGCCGTGTCCACCAACCGGTAGAACACGCGGGCTTGTTCCTCCGCCGTTTTGGGCTCGGTTTTGTAACTGATCTTGGGAAACCGCAGCCGCAGCGATCCGCTCAACCCGCGGATGAAGAACCGCACCTGGATGGGGTAGTTCAGGCAGCCGTCCCGCACCTCGATGTCCGAGTCAAAGGACTCGATCCGCGCCTCCGGATCAACCTGAATCTCGCGTAGGCGATCCGCCTGCGGGTCGATGTACTGGCGGCTCTGGAAAAGCGCGTGGTCGATGCTCCGGTATTCCTGCCCCGAGGGATCGGCGAAACGCAGCATGTACAGCCGATCGACGAAGCGGTCGAAGCACAGCTTGCGGAGCTTGGCCAGATCGAACTCGCGCTTGGTCACGGCGTCTTTGGGAACATGCAGAAACGCTGCGTTGAAGTCGTTGAGCCGCTCATCCGTGATCCGCCGCCCGCCTCCGGTCGCCTTGAACCGCAGCAGTCCGTTCTCATCCCGCGCATAATGAACGCTGACCGTATCAACGATCACGTCCTGCCAGGCGAACCACAAGGGCCGGCGATTGTCGTAGTCATATGCCCGAACCGACAACTCATCCTGTAGCCCCAGCACCACGTGCAAGGCATCGGTCGCGGTCGACTTTGTCCAGGCGAAGACGCCGAAGCGTATCTGCGGCGTCAGCCACGCAGATTCCAGGCCCGCGCGAAGCGCGGGGTAATCGAATGGGACGTTCGTCTGGTACGACTGGATGGTGATTTCACGCTGGTCGAGGATGCCGTCGGCGCGCGGCGGAGTTGCCAGGTGCTGAATGTGGTCCCGAGGTTCGTATGAAGCCGCCATCCGCGTTCCTCACTCAAGGTATTCGATCCGGTCGCCACGCCGTCGGCAACAGCTCGCCGCTCCCGGCACCCGACAATGGCCCGGCTCGAACCTTGCGTCTGGGGTACGCAGGATCAGCAGCGGTTCGATATTTCGCCGATGACAGCGTTGCGTACCTGGTCGAGTTCGTCCTTGGCCAGTTCACGGCTCTTACCGAGCCAGGCAATAAAGCTCTTAGTATCCACCATGCTCGCCCGGCCGGATTTCTGGTTCGTGGCAATCTCTCCGTTGCGGCACGCCCGCGAAAGGACACCGGCGTTCAGGCCGGAGTCCTGGCCGAGCACCTGGTTCGTGGCCCTGACCAACTCAATCTGCCGCGCCCAAGCGTAACGATCCTCACTCGGCGCGCGAGTGGGGGTGCCTACGGGTTGAGCCTGCAGCATTACAGCCGTTTGGCACTGCGACGGTGGTGAATGGAGTAGCGCGACATTTGATCCGGTCTCAACCAGGGCCGACATGGGCGTGGGAGCGGGCACTTCGACGCTGGTTGCTGGCGCGCTCGCCTGCGTTGATCCCTCGTTCTTCCGCCAAGGGTAGGTTGGTGCCTGCGGCGGCGTGGCGGCAGCTTGCCGCGCGCGGACCAGGCCGTAGGGTGTGGCCGAGACGGCCGTCCGCATTCCCGATCCGCTCGGCATCCCCGGCGTCCAGCCGTCATAATCCTTTTTCTCGATGAGCCCGAGTGAGGCGGCTTCGGAGACGGCCGCCATCGCTTCGAAGTTCACCCGCTGCACGTCCCACGTGGTGTGGCACAAACCGATCATCTGGGTCATCAGCAGTTCGATACGATCCACATCCACCCATCGTCGGGATTGAAGGCGCGGTCCGCCGAATCCGAAGGGAAGATGCGTGGGATTAAAGCGCGATATCTGCCCCAGCGCCGCGGTCAGCATGGTCACCGCGTGCGGCATCTCACCCCCGTGTCGGCCGGCCTTCCCACGTCGGGTCAGCTCGTACGCGCACGCCAGATCGTTCAGAATCTCCGGCGTGACCTGCGGGTCATCCGTGTCGATGCGGCAAGCCTCCAAGAAGAGTTCAACGGACATTCACAGCACCTCGTTCCCAACTCACCACTGCAAATCTTCCAGATCGGTGCCTTCGCTCAACGCAGGCACCGTGGGCCGATGCGCGCGCGGATCGGCCCAGGTCAAAACAGCATTTGGGACCGTTGCCGCAGCAGTAGCCCGGTCTCCTCAAGACGGATGCGCATCGCCTCCGCCGACACCTCAAATGTGGCGGCCAGCGGCCGCACGAACATCTCCATCAGGGCGCTGGCGGCGGTGAACTGGTCGGCCCGGCCTGCATCGCTCCGCTGGTTAATCTCGCTGCGCACGGTTTCCTCGCCGTATTCCTCCCACAGATCCTCCAGGCACACCGGCTCCAGGCTGCCGCGCCAGGCCTGCCAGCCGGCGCGAAGCAGGTCGGCGGGCATGAGCAGGTGCGCGGCGAAGTAGTCGGCCTGCCATTCCACGGGCTTCTTGGCCTCCGTGGACCGGCACACATACACCGGCTTGCCATCGGCACCAAACAGCTTCGACTGGTCGGGATTCTCTAGGAAGTATGCCCGGTGCAGCCGCCAGTGCCCCGTCTCGTGGGCCAGCGTGTACCGATAGCGCCCCAGCATCCGGGGGTGGGCGGTGGGATCGAGACTCGAATCCACGCGAACGGTCTTGTCGTTAATCCAGAGCGCGCCCAGCACATCGCCGATCCCGAAGCGTTTCTTGAGGTCGTCGATCTCGAAGATGAGCTTGAGATGACACTCGAGAATGTCATCGACGGGCACCGGGGGGGCCGTCACCGCCTTGAAGCGCTCGCCGTACTCCGCCAACAGCAGCGCCGCCTCGTCCTGGAGCTGCTCCTTGGTGCGGTAAGGCACATCGCTTCGCGGGATTGCCGATCGCCGGGCCATCGCTTCAACCTTCCTTCTCCTTGAGCTTCCTGGCCTTGTCCACCAGTTGCCGCAACTGCTCGGCCGTGAGACCGCTGGCCTCACGCAGCAGCTCTGGCATCTGCGTGGGCTGTTTCTGGATGATCTTCGGCAGGTCCTCGGGCACGCGGCCCGCCAGCGCGATCAGTTCATCCGCATTCTCGCCGAGAATCTCGGCCATCTTCTTGACCCGCTCTGCGGTCGGCGGGTCGATGTTGCCTTGCTCGACCTGCGAAAGGTAGGTCGGGCTCACGCCCACCTGGTCCGCGAACTTCCGCAGGCTGATCCCCTTGGCCATGCGCTTTTCCCGCAGCACGTCGCCGAAGGGTTTCTGTTTGCCGCTCATGATCCGTGCCTCTTCTTCTTTCCGTGACGGCCAATGAGTGTACGCTGTTTACTTTACACGCACACTGCTGAGCTTGTCAACATCGCATCGCTGTTCCGCCGCACCGGCCTCAGTAGTACTCCCGGATGTAGGCATACGCCCGGTCGAACAACTCCTGATCCTGGTGGAGCTTGTACTTGAGGAGCGTTTTTCGCAGCGCCTGCTTCACTTCACGCTCCCCGGCACTCGTGGCCTGCCAACCGTCAAACCGCACCACGCGAACGATCTCGTCGATGTCGGCGACGATCCGCTCGACCATCACTGGCGTGTTGGCGTTCTTCGCCTCGCTGAACAGGTCGGTCAGTGCCGCCTTCGCGCGATCCTGGTCTTCCTCGGGGGTAACCGTCTTCTCGGCCGCGATCACATCCTTGGCCAGTTCGAGCAACTGCTTTAGGAACTCCTTGCTGTTGAGCAGGCCCTGTTCGTGGCGCTCACGCAGTCGCTCCAGCCGCTCGCCCAGGGCCACGAATTTCGGGTCACCTTTGTGCTTGCGGAGCCGCGCCACGATCTTGATCTCGACCTCCTTGGTCTTGGTGGGGTCCTTTGACGCGACCAATCCCTCGAGCACCTCCGCATCCATCACCAGCGTTTCCAGATCGTCGCGCACGGACTCCATGTGGACGTTCTCGTGGATCAACTCGATGGTCTTGGCCCCGAGAGCATGCCACAGCAGCTTGCCATTGCCGCTGGGCGGCTTGACCGACTCGTACACCTGCGTCAGCCAGCGGAAGTCGGTCGTATACGGCTTGAGGCACACATCGGGCGACAGCGCCTCCCACAGCCGCGCCACGACCGAGTAGTCCGCGGCAAAGGCGTCGCGTGTCTCGTTGTTGGGCAAGCAATCCTGCGCCGCGATCAGGCCCTCGTATCCCCCCAGCGCCCGATCCACGCCGGGGAAATACGCCAGGCACTTGGCCACGGCGTCGGGCAACTGCTTCTTCAGTTCGTCCAGGTTCGTGATGACCTGGAGCACGGCCTTCTCATCGAAGTCCAGCGCCTTGGCGACATCATCGAAGATGCCCAGGTAGTCCACGATCAAGCCATGCGTCTTGTTCGGGAACGGACGGTTCGTCCGGCAGATCGCCTGGAGCAGATTGTGGTCCCGCATGGGCTTGTCCAGGTACATCACCTGGAGGATCGGCGCATCGAAGCCGGTCAGCAGACGCGACGTGACGATCAGGAACTTCAGCGGATCGGCCGGGTCGCGGAAACGGTCCAGCAGCTTCTCCTCCGCATCCCTGCTCAACTCCGGCAGACCGAAGTCGCCAGGCTGGTTCATCACGACGGCGCTGGCCTCCGGGCCGATCAACTCATCCATCACCTTCTTGTAGAGCACGCAGCATTCACGGTCGAACGTCACCACCTGGGCCTTGAACCCGTTGGGCTCCACCTTCTCCTTGTAGTGCCGCACGACATGCTCGACGATGGCCCGCACCCGCTCCGGGGCCTTTACCAGCACAGCCATCTTCGCGGCGCGCTTGGCCAGATCATCACGGTCCTGTTCGCTCAAATTGCCGGTGATCTTGCTGTACGCCTCGTCGATGGCGGCCTGGTCGATCTTGAGCTTGGGCTCCACCGCTTCAAAATGCAGCGGCAACGTCGCCTTGTCCCGGATGGAGTCCTGGAACGAGTACCGGCTAAGGTAGCCCTTGGCATCTTCGGGCGCTCCGAACGCCCAGAACGTGTTGCGGTCCCGCGTGTTGATCGGCGTGCCCGTCAGCCCGAACAGGAACGCCCGGGGCAGCGCATCGCGCATTCGCCGCCCCAGGTCGCCTTCCTGGGTGCGGTGCGCCTCGTCCACCAGCGCGATGATGTTGGGGCGGTCGTTGAGTACACCGTCGGCCTCGCCGAACTTGTGGATCGTCGTGATGATGACCTTGCGCACGTCCTGCTGGAGCAGTTGCTGGAGTTCGCCGCGCGTCGAAGCGCCCACCAGGTTGGCGATGTCGGCGGCGTTGAACGTGGCGGTGATCTGCGTGTCCAGGTCAATCCGGTCCACGACGATGACCACTGTCGGGTTGCCCAACTGCGGGTGCATCCGCAGCTTCTGCGCTGCAAAGACCATCAGCAACGACTTGCCGCTGCCTTGGAAGTGCCAGATCAGCCCTTTGCGCGTCGTGCCCTTCACCACGCGTTCCACGATCAGGTTCGCGCCTTCGTACTGCTGATACCGGCAGATCACCTTGTTCCGCCGCTGCTTCTTGTCCGTGGCGAACACCGTGAAATTCTGCAGGAGGTCGAGCACCACGGCCGGCCGCAGCATGGACTCAACCGACTTACGGACATCGGCCAGCGCGCCCTCGCCGTCGCCGCTCTGCTGACGCCACGGCCCCCACATCTCGATCGGCATGCGGATGGAGCCGTAGCGATAGACCTTGCCCTCCGTGGCAAAGGAGAAGACATTCGGCACGAACATCGCCGGTACGGACTGCTCGTAGTTGTCATGCACGTCGGCGGCACCATCTACCCACGTCACAGCCGGGCGCACCGGCGTCTTGGCCTCGCCGATGACCAGCGGGAACCCGTTCACAATCAAGACCACATCGAACCGTTTCTCAACCTGGCCGACCTGGTAGGTCCACTGGTTGGTGACGATGAACCGGTTGTTGGCGGGGTTGTCGAAATCGATCAGGCGAATCGGCGTGTGCTCATTGTTCGCCCCGAACGGCATCGTCTTCTCGTTCCGCAGCCACGCGGCAAGAGTCTCATTGGCCCGCACCAGGCCGTCCGTCTGCACGGCCAGGGGCATGGCGCGGAGCCGGTAGAGGACTTCATCGGCGCGGTCGGGCTGCTGCGCGATCTCCGGATTGAGGCGGATCAGCGCATCACGCACCATCGACTCAACAAACACCTCTCCCGGCTGCCGGGGTAGCGAGGCCGAAACGGCATACTGCCAACCGTGGCCTTTGCAGGCATCAATCACCATCTGCTCTACGGCGTTAGATTCATTGAAACTCATGGATCAGCTCCTACGCATCGATGTACCCGCCAGACACTGTTCCCGAAGCGTCCGCCGCATCCGGTCGGCACATTCTCTATGCGCCATGGTTCGGTTCTGACCTGCCGTGATGTCGTTGACCATGCGCACGAATCTGGTTTGCTCGTCTTTTGGGGGAATTGGCATGTACAGGCGAGCGAAACGGTCTGCCCCAAGATGGGCAATTGAGGTGGTCTGACTCGCGACGGCCGCGAACACCCCCGCGTAGAACGCGTGTCGCAGGTAAGCAAACGCGAAGTCTTCGAGCAACCGAGGACCTGCTCGGAACCTAACCAGCGTGTTCTGAAAGCAGCAATCCCTTATCTCTCCGTTGAACACCGCGCAGCGTCCGACGAGTTCCCGACTTTGGCCTTCATTCAGAAGGATGTCACCCGGCTTCAGCGCGAACGTCTTAAAATCGCCGTCATCAAAATCCATCTCGAGCACATCAGTCAGGTCGAGATACCCGTCGAACACATTCGCTACCCGAAGGTATGGCTTGGTGTGCGATCCCGACTGGTACTTTGGTGCGCGTTGTCGCCCCAATTGGACCTCACCAGCGTCACCGATCCGAACGACATCCCATTCAACAGGCACCGGCCCCAGCGGCGAGGTCTTGGTACGCCCTGGAGCAGCCGCGTGAACAAAGCAAGAACGGAGGATTGTTCGTCGCGCTGTATCCGCCTGTGCGACGGCGGCATCGATACGCTCTGCCACCTCTGTCGCGGCCCATAGAATTTCAGCAATGCGGCACTGCTGATCCTTTGGCGGCAGTGGAAACTCCTGTCGGCGCAGCACGCTCCAGTTGATGGTCGGAGACAGTGAACCGACCGAGATCGACAACGCCCGGTCCATGAACATGCTGCTTTGCATCAGGAACGGCAGGAAGTCCTTGTCGATAACGTCTTCGCGCGCACGGATGACCATCGCGTGCGCCGAGCAGATGCCGTCGAATTCGGCGACAGCGACCTTTCGCTGATAGACGCGACGGCGTCCAAAGATGATGTCGCCGGTCCTGAACCGGAGCTTCGTGGCCTCGACATCGTCTGGCGTGCCCCAGCGCCGTATTTTCAGAGACTCGGTGTCGAGATGTTCCAAGCCGACGTAGTACTCAGTGTCCGCATCGCCTGGTTCGACGCGCTCGCCGATCGACTCAGCGATCTCGTCGAACCTCGCCATGCGCCAGCCGGCAGGAAGCGCGGCGGTCACGGGTGCGTTCGTCGGGGATGTTGGTTTCGCGGTCTTCACAATGCGGTTCCTGCTTTTGCGTGGATCACGACGGTCTGTTGCGTGTCACTTCAGCCGTTTGTCGACCCACTTCCACTTCTTGTAGGCGATCTCCATGCAGCGGTTGTAGGCGGTGTTTGTCCTGAGGAATGCGAACGAGCCCTCGGCAACCTTGTCGGCGTAGGCCGAGTCCCGGATCAGGTCGGACAGCATCATGCGGACGCGAGTCGTCGCGATCTGCGACAGCAGCGCTGTGTAATCGGCGGGAACGGCCATGCCCTGGCCGAAGGCGTCGGCGTGGTCCGGCAGCTCCGGATCGTTGAGGATGCCCTGGCACAGGAGCGCCCAGACCAGGTTGCGTGCCCGCAACACGAACTCGTATTTGTTCCGGCCCTTGTCGACGATCTCATTCACGAGCTTCCGGAGGCGGAAGTGAATCTTGTAGCACAGGATGATGTGTCGCGAGTCGGCCTTTAGGCGGGATGGGTTGAATACCTGGGCGTAGATTCGGTCGTCCTCAAACACCTCCCTGATCCGCGAGAGCTTGTCGATGGCCCCGTCGGAGACGAGGAAGGTATGGGCAAGGCGGACCAGCTCGACGGCCTTGCCTTCAGTGATGCCCTGTTCCTCCATCTCCTCGTAGCTGAGATTGGCAAAGGCCTCCTCCTGGCGCTCATAGTAGATGCCCAGGTCCGAGCGGAACTTGTCCTGCAGCTCGAGCTGGATCAGGTCGTTAGCGTGCAGGTTCCAGGGCTCGACGGGGTTCTGGCGGTTGTTGTTGATGGTCACCGGGGTGACAAACTCCGGCGTGGCGTTGGTGATCACGCGGCACATCACCCGCAGGTCTTCAAGTCGGGGCCGCTGTTCCGCCAGGCGGGGGTTGTCCTTGTTCGCGTTCATGAACTCGTTGAAGGTTGTAACAGTCTGGGCACCGTTCAGGAGGCGTGGCGCGGTGACGCGATACTGCCCATCCACCCGCTCCACCTTCTCGGCAAACATCGTGATGCCGTTGTGGTTGAACGCGAAGACGGCGGGTTTCTCAGTGCCATCAAGAACGATCTGCTTGAGCGCGCGGGACAGCGCACGGTTGACGGCCTCAGAGCTGCCCAGGCCGTAGCGGATGTTCCGTTCGAAGAATCGCTGCCCCATGTCACGGTGGATCGTGTTCAGATCGATCAGCCGAATGAAGCCGATGTGCATCACTTGACCATCGGGGCCGGGCTGCGTGATGAGATCGGTCAGCGGCAGATCGTAGACCCTTGTCTGGCGCATGTCGGCCACTGGCCCGACCTTGCCATCGACCGACCGGAACTCCACGACCAACGTCACCTGTCGGTTGGCGAAGAACTGGTCGACCAGGTACTTCTTGTTCTCCAGATCTTCGCGCAGCTTGTCGAGCACCTGACTGCGCTCGGCCTCCGCCGGGTCTCCAGTGAAAACGAAGCGGAAGCACACCTGATCGATCAAGGCGCGGTTGTCGATCATGCAGCTGCGGAGCTGCAGGAGAAGCTGATTCTTGTTGTCGTCCTGGTTGGGCGTCAGGAAGATTCGCTCCATGCCCACGTCAATCAGCCGCTGGAGCGTTGGCTTGAACTGGGCATGCGATGGCGAGTACTTGAACTGGTACAGATAGAGATTACGCCTGTCGGGATCGAAGTGGAACCCATCCAGGCCATAGTCGTTGCCGCCGAACGCGACCTGGTTCACCGCTTTCTCGCGGGACAACCCGCACTCCCGCTGGAGGTAGAGCAGGCCGAAGTAGTCGTTGCGCACCCCGCCACAGGTTGCCTTGAGGTCGGAGCAGGCTTGGTCGATCATCCGGTCGGTGATCATGGTCTCGTTCCTTTCCTTCCTGGACCTGCGCCAACCGCAACGTTCTCGCCGAGCGTGTTGAGGAGGTCGTTCATCGAACTGCGCAGCGCCAATGAGCTTTCGCGCCATGCCCGGACGGCCGTGGCCAATGCGTCAGCACCTTGGTTAGCGCCGCCCGTGTCGGTTGTCTTGCCGTTCGCGGGCCGAATGTACAGGGGGATACTGAGGTTGCAGTCCTGCTGGCGGATCTCGTCAATGCCAACGAGGCGGGAGAACCCGTCAACGGCCGTCTCCGGGCGCTGGTAGGCATCCACGATCTGCTGAATGTGCTCGTCGGTGAGGAAGCTCTGGCTGCGCTGGCGGGTAACCTCATCGACCGCATTAATAAACAGCACCTTGCCGCGCAGCGCCTTGGGCTTGGCGGTGCGGCAGATGACCACGCACGCCTCCATCGGTGAGTTGTAGAACAGGTTCGGCCCCAAGCCGAGGACGCACTCGATCACGTCGTGCTCGACCAGCTTGACCCGCATGTCGTGCTCTTCGTTGCGGAAGAGGACGCCATGAGGGAAGAGGATGGCGCAGCGGCCAGTCTTAGGCTTGAGGCTGACGATGATGTGCTGCCAGAAGGCGTAGTCGGCTCGGCCCTGTGGGGGCGTGCCATAGATATTTCGCCGCCAAGGGTCGGCGGACCACTTGTCGCGGTCCCATTGCTTGATGGAGTACGGGGGATTGGCGAGGACCATGTCGAACTGCCGGAGGCGGTCGCCTTCCACAAGTTTCGGATCGGCAAGGGTGTCGCCGCGCACGATCTCGAAGTCTTCGATGCCGTGCAGAAACATGTTCATCCGCGCGATGGCGGACGTCATGAGGTTCCGCTCCTGGCCGTACAACCTGACGGTGCGCCATTCCTTCTTCCGGCGGCGGAGGTGTGTCACGCTGGACAACAGCATGCCGCCAGAGCCACAGGTGGGGTCGTAGATCGACTCGCCTGGACGGGGCTGCAGCATCTCGGTCATCAGGTGGACGACCGTGCGGTTGGTGTAGAACTCAGCGGCAGTGTGGCCGGAGTCATCGGCGAACTTCTTGATTAGGTACTCGTAGCCGTTCCCCAGCTCATCCTCGGGCAGGTTGGCGATGGACAGGGTCAGCGTCGAGAAGTGTTCAACCAAGTCCTTCAGTGTGTCGTCGGAGAGCCGGTCCTTGTTGGTCCACTGAGCGTCGCCGAAGATGCCGTAGAGCTTCTCGGGGTTGGCCTTTTCGATTGACCGCATCGCCGACTGAATCGACGCGCCGACATTGCTGCCGGCGGCTCTCACGGCCTTCCAGTGCGCCTTGGGCGGCACCTGGAAGCGGTGGTTCTCGGCGAACTGCGCGAAGGCAACGTCGCCGCCGGACTGGTCGAGCGCCTTCTGGTACTCCTCGTCGTAAACGTCGCACAACCGCTTGAAGAACAACAGCGGGAAGATGTACTGCTTGTAGTCGCCGGCGTCGATGTAGCCGCGCAGGAGCGTGGCCGCGCCCCAAAGGTAGGACTCGAGTTGCCCTTGGTTGATTCTCATTCTGCCGCCTTGAACATTTCAGCGTAAACGGCAACGCGTGCCTTGCTCTCCCGCATCCGCTTGGCTAGCGCGAATACACGATTTGTGAGGTCCGATGGCCGAAGATGGTTGACCAACCACCGAGAGTCGAAATCAGCATTGCCCTTCGCGGAGAGATCGATCTGTAGTCGGACATCATCGTCGTCTTTCAGCGTCTCGTAAGCGGGCTTGGGGCGGCCCGGCTTGCCCTTCCGAGAGGCGGCCTGCGCCGTGTAAGCGGCCTTGATGTTGTCGCTGCCGTCGATGAACCAGATACGGTCCCAACGCGGGCTCCAGATTGCCAGGCACAATGCGGGCTGCCGATCGACGTACATCCGGCGCAGTCCCTGGACGGTCGCGATGTGATCGGCTCCATCGTCTTGCACGGCCTTGGCCTGAACGGGGATGGGCAACAAGTCGGTGTTTGCTCCCTCCAGAATCAAGAGGTCGATTTCGTCGTCATTCCAATATGGCTTTGCCACGTACAGACCAAAGGCCACAAGCTGGGCGGCAACACGTGCCTCGCCGGCAAGACCAGACCATGTGTTCTTGAGCGCCGGGATACGGCTGATTGGTTTAGCCATCACTCAGCCCTGCCTTTCGTAACAGCCCCGCGAGCTTGTCCTCGGCCGAGTAGGCAGCGTCTAGAGCAGTCTTCAAATCGGTGATGGCCTGGCCAACTGTCACCGTGTCGCTGGCGACTACTGGCTCGACGTAGCGGGGGATATTGAGATTGAAATCGTTGGCGCGGATGTCATCGAGCGTGACCACTTTGGCAGCGCCGGCGCTGTCGGCGTACCCCTCGTACCAGTGATAGATGCGTTCGACGTGTTCGGGCAGAAGTTCGTTCTGCTGGCGGCCCTTCTTGAACTCCCGCGATGCATCGATGAACAGGACGCGTTGGCGGCGATCTTTCGGCCGCCGCGCACGGAATACCATGATGCACGCGGCCAAGCCCGCGCCGTAGAACAGGTTTGGAGCGAGGCCGATCACGGCATCAAGGATGTCCAACTCGATGATCTTCTGGCGAATTCTTCCCTCCGCGCCCATGCGGAACAGCGCCCCGTGCGGCAGCACTACGGCCATCCGCCCCGTCTTCGGAGCCATCGACTTGATCATGTGCTGGACCCATGCGAAGTCTCCGCTTTTGCTGGGCGGCATGCCCGCGAAGTTGCGGCCATAGGGGTCGCTGGCCCAGACCTCTTCACCCCACTTCTCCAGGGAGAACGGCGGATTGGCGATCACGCAGTCGAACGTCATCAGACGGTCGCCGGCATAGAACGCCGGCTCGCGGAGCGTGTCGCCACGCACGATCTTGAAGTCCTCCACGCCGTGGAGCAGCAGGTTCATCCGAGCGATGGCCGACGTCGTGAGATTCTTTTCCTGCCCGTACAGCTTGCCGTAGAGGGTCTTGACGTTGCCGCCCGCGGCGCGGACGTGGTGGATGGCCTCCAGCAGCATCCCGCCAGTACCGCACGCGGGGTCGTAGATCAGGTCGCGCTCCTTGGGGTCCAGGATGTTGATGAGGAGCCGGACGACCGAGCGCGGGGTGTAGAACTCCCCGGCCTTCTTGTTCGTGGCATCCGCGAACTTCTTGATCAAATACTCATAGGCCTGGCCGAGGATGTCGGCCTGTGCTTGGCGGTTGCCCAGAGAGAGACGGGAGAAGTGCTCGATCAGATCCCGGAGCAATGCATCCGACAGGCGGTCCTTGTTGGTCCAGTTGGCGTCACCGAAAATGCCGTAGAGGGTGTCGGGGTTGGCCTTCTCGATCTCGCGCAGCGCCCGCTGCAGGGCTTGGCCGATGTTGGCGGTCTTCGCCCGGACGTCACTCCAGTGGCAGCCCTCGGGAATCTGGAAGCGGTGGTTCTCCGGGAACAAGGCGAACTGCTGGTCGCCGCCCGACAGGTCCATCGCCTCGGCCAGTTCGTCGTCGTAGACGTCGGAAATGCGCTTGAAGAACAGCAGCGGGAAGATGTAGGTCTTGAAATCGGCAGCATCCACCGGACCACGAAGGATGTTGGCGGCCTCCCACAGATGGCTGGAGAGCGCCGAGAGCGTCACCTCGGCCGGAACAGAAGCCGGTGCCGCCGGGGTCCTGCCATTGCCGTTTGTGCCCTTGGCCAAGTTGCCTGCTCCTCTCTGATTCACATCGTGACCGGCGCTCCGTTCGAGCGAGCAGCGACCATACGCTGTTTACTAAACGATGACAAGTGTACCGCGCCCGGTTATCATCCGCTAGTGCTGGGGGCGATACCCGGCCAGAATTGTGCCCGCGGGCCGGTGCGAGGCAGCGCCCCAGAATAGCGTCGGGGCGTTCAGTAGGACGGCGGGCGCGCGCGACGACATCGCGAGGAGACGAACGAATGAAACTTGACCAGCTTCTCAATTTCAAGCCATTGGGCTTCATCGATTCACCCATCGGCAAACTGGCTGTTTTCGCCATCTCCGTCAAGGACATGGAGTCGGTGCGCGCCAAGTCTGTCCGGGACACTGACCCTCAGGAAGTGGTTCGTCGTCTTCTCCCCTGCATCCTGCACAAAGCGGACGCGTTGAAGGACGACGGGAGCAAGCCTGACGCGCCAGGATTGACCGATGAACAGATTCGCGGCTTGCCGGCCGACGTCGTCGAGGCGGCGTTGGGGCTCTTCATCGAACACTCGGAACACCTCTATCGGGCATTCGTCTCGAAGACGACCACCGGCGAGAAAGGTGAGCACATCACCTCCCTGGATTACGGTGACGTGCAACACCCCAAGAAGGACGGGGAGTCGAATGTCGCGTACCTCCACCGTCTCCTTGTGCTCGAGGAAGAGGAGCTGAAACGACAGTATGAGAAACTAGCGGGACCGCTGATGGGAGTGGCGCGTTTTCCGATGGCCTGGCACAGAATATAAAAAACACGCTGCTTCTCGGCGACACGATGGCCAAGGCCTATGAGGCAATGCGCGCACCCGTGATGCCTGATCTGTCTAAGCTCATTGCGAAGCCTCTGGATATCCCGCACATCTCCACGGCTCCCAGCCTGCCCTCGATAGATTACGCGGCAATGGCCAAGAGCGCCGAGGAGGCGCGCTGGGCTCCGTTTCGAGCCGTAAACCAGCGCCTCGACCAACTCATCGAATTCGCCCGAGGTTCCGGCGAGTTCGCTGTGCAGATGAATCAGACGCAGACGCAGATTGCCGCCGAGATCAAGGCGTCAAGCGACGAATCCACGAAGATTGGCGAGGAGTCGCTGAAGGTCGCGACTGCATCCTTGAAGGTGGGGGAGGAGTCGCTGAAGGTCGGGACCGCGTCCCTGAAGATCAGCGAGGATTCGGTGAAAGCTGCCAAAGACTCGCTGAAAGTTGCACGTCTTGGATTTTGGACGACGATAGTCGTGGTCCTCCTCACCGTGATGGGCCTTGGGATAACCGCGGCAAGCTGGTGGGGCTCAGATGGGACTGCACGCAAAGCGGACGAGCATGCTGCGGGCATCATCGGCGGACTCTCGGACCTGAAGACGGTCGTGGTGGACGAGGGGAAGGCATCCTCGCGTGGAATGACCGCGCTTCTGGATGAGCTGAAGGCGGGCCGTTTGGAGCAAAGCAAGAGGCTGGACGCAGTGCTAGCCCAACAGACGAAACTCTTCGAGTACCAGACCACCCAGCGCGCTACCGACCAGGCGATGATCGAGACCATGAGCAAACGCATCACCCAACTCGAAGAGGAGATTCGGAAACTACAGCTTCAGAGCACGTCGAGACCAGCGCAGACCGCCCCGTCGAACGCGGGAAAGTAACACCGCAGATGGCGCGGCCGTGCTCATGCTGAGAGTGGTTCGGCTAGGGTTGCTCCAAGGGAGTTCTCCCCAATGGTACGGATCAAACGTACCGACCAGTTAACGCAGAACCCCGCACCAGAGAGGTCGCGGGGTTCTTGCTTTTGGGCCAGTATTCGCAAGGGTTTACGCGCGGAGTTCGTCGCCCCGCCTATCGTGAGATAGCGCCGAGTGCGACCGCGCGAGCGCCGATCTGCACGATCTTTTAGGGTGTGGCCCGACAACTATCAAACTATCGCCGGGGGCACCACTGCCAGTTAACAACCCGGTTGCCATCGCTCATCCGTAGCAACCCCGCAAAACCAAGCACTACCAGCGAAGTCCTCGGCAGTTTTCTATATCCGTTCGACTGTCGGCCCCTCGGAGCCAATGGCTGAGAACCGATAAAAAATAGCGCGGTCTCCAAAGTGGCGGAATTTCTGGCGGGCCAATTGAAATAGTTTGGCATCGCAAGTCGAGATTATAAATTGTCGCTTCTCTCGCTCGTCCTGAAGGAGTCCAAGAAGGAGATCCAAAAATGCGTATGTGTTAAGATCATCAAAGTGCGTTACAGGATCATCCAAGAATACGGGGGCCAAACTGGACCAATTCTGAGAGATACACGCGGTCAGGAATAGACCAAGTAATAGTGTTTGCTGCTGTGACTGACTAAAGTAGTCGGTTGGGCGGTACTTCTTATTGTTGCGATTGACTTGCACCTTTATTGTGCCTTGCACACTTTCGATGTCGATATCGTCGAAACCGTACACCGCCCGAAGTCGTTGTTGGATGACTGATGCACGCGGCCCATACTCCTGTGTAAACCGAGCAATGGCTTTGTGTTGCTGCTGAGAAAGCACCTGGTGTATGGAACCGAAGTGTTGCAGCCACGGCTCTATTTTCGTCTTTTCTTTACGCAACCTCTCCACTTCAGTTTGCCGCGTTCTTATTGTATCTCGCACATTCCCCAATGCGGCAGCGGTCATGGCGGCATCTACTGCCATTTCCAAATCGCGTGTCGTGTCCCGTAGCGATTCCAGTTCTGCCTGTGTACGAGTTCGGGCACGTACAATCTCCAATATGGACTCTTCCGTCACAGGTTCCGTAAGATTGAGATCCGCAAGTCGGCCAACAAGCCGGCTCCATTTCTCTCGCAAGGTCGCATGTTGCAGACGCAACGTCGCCAATTCCTGGTCCATCGTCTTACGTTCGTCAACGCATTGACGTATCGAGCCATCTACAACCGACAAGCGGGCTTGGAGGTTCTTCACTGCCGTTCGGTGATTTGAAACGTCACTATGGGCCTGCCGTCCCTGCTCCACCAAAACAGCGTCGCCCGAATCCAATGGCGCTCGACTGAATCTCGCATCATCAGTAAGCAGCTTGATCTCATCTCGTAAAAGTATCATCCTGGCATCGTAGTCTCTGAGCGTGCGTTCCAGAGCAACGACCACATTGGCCGCGCTCTCGCACGCGGCGGCTGACTGTGCAGACTTCATTTTCGCGGTCTCGGATGATTCTCTCAGGCCAAGAAGCGTCGCCTCGTCTACAGCAATTTGGTGATGTAGCTGCGCTATTGCTGACTGCGCTTCCCCATCAACAACAATCCCAACGGATCTGGCCGACGCCAAAATTGCGTTCGTATCAGTCTTAACTTCCATGAGGTCCGATCGCACCGTCTCAAGTCTTTCCTCCGTCATTCTTTGCTCGTCCTTGATGCCCGTAATCTGAGCATGCATCCGCTTCACCGCCTCCGCAACCACAAGTAATTCTTCCCTAGCCGAACTCGCCTCGTCCGATTGAAGTCGCTGCGAAATACGGCTCAACAGATGATCCTTCGACTCATGCTCTTCGCCGCATAGTGGACATATCCCATCAACTATGTGGGATTGCAGAGCCAAGAGTAAGCTTTTGAACTCGGATTGATTCTGCTCCGTTTGGGCGACCGTACGCGCTAGTATTTGCTCTTCTGATTGGGCCTTGGCAAGAAGATGGTGCAATTGATCCGCTTTCGTCGCAGCCAAATCGCGTGTAGTAATGAGAGTCTGAACAAGAGTTTCCAAACGCTTCTGTCTGTCGAGATTGGCCTGCAACCTAAGCAAATCAGTGGCAATTCTGCCTAACTGCGATAGTGCCCCCTCTTGCTTGGTGACGCGTTCTCCCATTTGCGTAACTTCACCTTGCACTCTTTGCTGATCAATCTGTGCGCGAGCCACTTCCTGTCGAGCGTTGTAAAGCTCGGCTTGAGCGCGCCCAATTGTATCTGTCAATAATTTGCGGTCCTGAAGGAATCGTGCATAATCAGATCGCTTCTCTTGGCACCAATCCCATGCTTCGGCAAGCTGCAACGCGGAAGCTAATTGCGATTGCTCATTTGACAATTGTTTTGCACACTCATCACGTTCTGTAGCCCGTTGCCGCGCATTGGCGTCGAGCGTGGAACGCCGGTGTCCGCCGTCCTTGAGATGTTCGTCAACCCTCTTTAATTCGGCGTGAGTGTCTTTGTTCTCGGCCAGTTCATGCGAAAGTGACGAGAGACGGTCGCGATAGCTCTGCGTCTGGGCGATACGAGACTCAAGTGCTGCACGCCAACCGCGAAGCACGGTGGCATCCGGTTTCTCGTCGGGTTTTGCTATGCCTTGCTCTTGGAGTCGCCCTTGAAGTTGAGCAAGTTCATCATCCAATGTAGCGACATTACCTGCGGCCTCTGCAGAGCGTTGCAGTTTCGCTATATTATTTTTGTCTTGTGCAATTAAGTCCTCCAGAGCCTCCAGAGCATTGCTTTTGCTGACTAGCTCGCTATTGATAACTTCTTGAACTCCGAGTGACTTGCTTAACGCATTCGTGTAATCGTCAAACGCCAGCATACGCGAAACAATTTCCGCTGGAAGACGGCAGTCATTTTGAAACTCCCGCATAAGTTCCTGTTGCTCTTGGCTAAACAGATGTGTTGCCCGGAACAAACTAACCATGTGTTCGATTCGGCTCGAAGACTGGAGGCCGGTCACCGCTGAAAGCACCGCTTTACGATCCGCCATATTATTGTCAAGTAGGGCATTCTTTCTTTCCGCAAGTTTGCGTGACAACTTTAAAGTGTGATCCCCTTGGACAACCTGCAAATCAACAGCACCATCTTCACCAGAGGCGTCGAGATGCTGTGTTAGGCGAAGAAACCTTGCATCGTCGGCAGGTTCAAATCTCCCGATTCCGCCCGTTACCGCAAAATCAATGGCATCAAAGAAGGAAGTCTTGCCAAAACCGTTAGGGCCATACAGGACTGTCACAGCACTTCCAATATCAAATTCCTGTGTCTCACGGTAAGCGCGGAAGTTGCGAATGGCCACGCTCTTCAACTGAATTGGCGATGCCGTTTCACCAACAATTTGCGGTTGTAACTCGGGAGTTGGTCCCAATGAATGCGGTTCGCCAAATTGCCCAATGAGACAGTCCTGCACGATTCGCCCTGCACTTCTAGTGTGTGGGGCAACAAGATACCTCGCCAAATCAGTGGGCATCCCATATTGATGAAGCAGTGCCAATGCGGACGGAGGACGCAACGAAACATCGTGAAGTGGTGTCAACGGCAGGAATGGCAAGCGTGACACTGATGGTGGTACGTGAGATGATAATCGCAGAACGAACTTTCGACAGAAAAATACGTCCGTCTCAATCTGCGACCACAACCGCTCAATGCCTTTGAGTTCCGGGTTTATGCAGAGCACAAAGGCCAAGTCGAATCTGTCCCACTCACCTTTGGATTCCCTGTATTTACGTTTGAATGCTCCAATCAGTGATTCGTAGCTCGCCATCAGGTCGGAGCCAGCAAATCCGAAGGCGGTCCTCAAGTACTGGGTGCTTAACAACAAGAGTGGTTGTTGCGCATCGTCCACGGCGAGCTTCTCGGTCTTTGCGCCGGGAAGAACGCTTTTCAAATGCTCCGTTAGGGCGTCTTGGGTTGCCATCGTATCACGAGGAAAGGGCGTCATTGAACCCTCCTGATATATCGTTTGCAGTATTTGCGGTCCGAAACAGCGTCAACAGATTCTGGTAGCCAAAATGAAACATTCCGCTCCACGGATCAGTAATGTCGCGGTCAGTTTGCACCTGCTGCGCCAGCCGCGTGAGGAAGTTGCCGTAGACTTGAAGCCATTCCGTGTTGTCAGGATCACGGGTTACGAGAAGCATAGGTCGGTTTGGTGATAGCGCGAGTTGTTGCGCGTGCGTAATGCATTTCTCATGAGTCTGCCCGGTAACTGCGAGAACATCTACTACAACGCCTCGAATTTCGATGGACGCGTGTACGCTACCAACACCCACCGACAACACCTCGAAGCCGACACGCAGAATATCGACTGAGTTGAGAACGTGTTGCAAAGCGCTGGATTCCGCGTCCCGCCATTCGTCTGCCGTTGCCGCTGTCGCTCCTTGGGTCGCCATCTTTATTACGTGATTTACGTCCATGGCGCTGATAGATCTCAACGACAGAACATTGCTCCCATGAGCGTCAGCGACTTGGGCCACAAGAGGCGCGTTCCCATATTGGTCCGAGAGCTTGGGAATCTCGTCAAGCTCGTCATTAAACCATTTCACGCAGGCTGGCACCTCGGCTCCGGGCGCTCGAACATCCCGTTGACCACCCACTGGATAAACCCGTGCATACTCCAATGGCAGTGCGCGTCCTCCTGCGCCAGGAACTAGTGAGCCAGGGTTGACTAACGCGAAGGAGTGGATGCATGCACCTCCTTCACGAAAGTAATTGTCACATAACGTATTCAGTATCTCGCTGCCACCTCGATACCGCGTGCCGGCGGCGGCATAGGTTGGAACGCACGTCGGATCACAAAACCCCGAACGATTTGAGAAAACCACACTGCAACCACCGTAGGTCGTCACACGCGATGGTTTTGGAGCGCCCGCGTTGTTTGCAAAAACGATCCCGGCTCGATCTCGCAGGGCGTTAGGAAATTGTGTCTGATCGAAGAAACGTGTCACTTCGGTCAGGAATGCTGTATGGGATGGCTTCTTGTTGCGTTGAATGACAAAAAGCCAAGACAGAGGCAACTGGCAGCCGATCGCCTCGTCATGGATCGCCCGCAGTAACCAGTCGGGAGCTCTGAGCATATCAATAGTAGATACCCAGTCAAAGCAGATGAGCGTACCGAAGCGAAATGGTGTTTCGTTGTCCAATAGTCCCTTGAACAAGAAAATGGAATGCCCCTTAAACATGTACTGGTAGTTGGTGTCCATTTCCGGCCAAGCAGGATGCAGCTTAGGTTGAACCCATCGTTCAACAACACCTTCAGCGGATTTGATCCACGTGACTGCGCAGTTAACCCATTCATCCGTTTGAACATGAACAGGACCGTTACGACCTTCGTCAACGTGCGTATTTTCCTCATTCAGTATCTGTGTATATTCTTCGCGGGTTAGAGCGTCGACACCTCCCACCACGACAGTAGCACAGGGCCACTCTGCCTCGGAAATGGCGTCTTCAATTAATTGGATACCATCAATGCCGGGGATTGAGTATTCAGGAAATAGCGTAAAGTGTGTTTTTTCGCAATGGTGAGATGGATTCTTGGAAATGGCCAGCACCTCTCTGATCATAGCCATCTGTTGTGGTTTTGATTCTACTGTGCAACGAAAAGGCTCCGCCGCTGTTAGTGTGACATATGGCTGCGCTACCACAACGCCAACGCGATCCGCTGGCAGTATCACGCCACGCAGGGAAAGATCGATTGTCTCGATGTGGATCATTGCCAGCTGTTTCCCATGGGAAGGCGGTATCTTCAGAAAGGGAACGCCTGCCCACCTTGTTAAGTCAACACCCCCAGCTAAGTACCGCATCGCTGGTTGACAGGCATTGTAATAGGAAAACCGGTCTTTGACAGGTAGAGGGAGCGGCCCATGCTGACCAAGGGCAGGTCGTTGCGGGCGTCGCCATGCAACGGCAGCCGCTGCTTAGACAGACGGTTTCACGTCAACGTATTCCGCTAGGCGAAGGGCCTTTCTGATCTCGGTCCCGTATGACTCGTTGATGCCGGCCGCGATAGCGATGGTTTTGCATGCAACCCCCGCAGCTGCAATTTCCCGAGCATACTTGATGCCGAAGAGGTGGATCATGACGACATGGTCTCCATCCGGAGCATTGTGGTACATGGCGTGCAACTGAGATGCTAATTCTTGTAAGGTCATGCGGGTCTCTCATTCAGCGCCGGTAATGCGTTGACGATCTTCATGGTTTCGATGCTGACGCGTGTGACACGGGCGATCAGATCGACGATGTAGCGCGGGTTGTCGTGTTCCCTGCACCAGTCGTTGGGATCGTTGACGATGCCGCTGTCCTTGTCGCGGGTGACTTGATACCGCTCCATGATCCATTCGAGGGCGGGCTTGCCGTTGACCACATACTCATATGCCTCCAGCGGTATGTGCGAAATGGTGAGATGGCTGTTGTAGATGATCCGCGTCTTGTCGTATTTGTCACCCGCCTCTTTCTGCTCGGCACTGGGGCGGGCGAAGGTCATCTTCTTCACTTTGAAAAGCTCGTCGGGGTCGAGAGCCAGTTTGTCCACGTTCTCCACCAGCGGCCACGGCTCGACGGTTTCGTAATTCAAATGCCACTCGGCCAGTGACCGGCCCGCCTTGCTGAATGCCCAGAAATCTTCCGTCTCTTTCGTCAGCGGAATGCGCGGCAGCATCTTCTTCAGGTCAGCCGCGAAACGCTCCCGATATTCAGGACTGTGCAGAATGCCATAGACGTAATAGAAGATGTCCTCTTTGCTCACCTTTTTGCCGTAAGCATTGCGGAACGTTTTCAGTATCCCATCCGTGATCGCATCCCGACGACGATAGCCGTCAATGATCTCGCCGTCATCGAAGCCCAGCTTGCCGATGTCTTCGACCTTCTCGTAGAGGTAGAGGGGGAAGCATTGACCTTTTGAAATCAGTTCGTAGTCCGGCAGTGTGTCCACCATCAACGTCGAGAACTCTTTTGTAGACCCACGGCTGTCAACGCTTATAGCAAGGTTCGGATGTCGTCCTTGAGGAAACAGCGAAGGGATGCGCGCCGGATATTCATTTAATGTTCTGTCATAATAAAGCCATTGCTTGGCATAAGGCCGATAGATGCTTTGAAGTGCCGCGTCAGACCGAAACTCGATTGTGTTGCCGGATACAAGGTCGTTCTTAAGCCCGCGTGACCAAGAGATGCGTTTGGGGTCGGTACATATCGCCGAATTGATCGCATCGGCTCGCTTCGATTTATCCATGCCTACGATAATCTCGGAAACGACTATCAAGTCGGCGGAGTATGTATCGAGCATGCGCCGTACATTGGCATTGAGCGCTTCCCTGCCGAAGTTGTAACACCACTTGTCTCTGGCCGTTAGCAGCCCTTGTGTGTAGTCAGCAAAATACGGTGTACCTGTCTCGTCGCGCTTGTTGCCCAAAGGAGTGAACAACTCGAACGCCGGATCGCGTTGGTTGATCCAGTCGTGTTCGGGATTGGGTTTGATCTTCGTCCACTTGGCTTGCTTGGCGAGGCCGTCGATGCTGGCGAAGCGACGGATGATTTTGAGTTTTTCATCGCGGCTGAGGTAGTCGCCGATGTCGTGGTAGTGAAGTTTGCACTTGCTCTTGTGGGCGGGGTTTTTGATAAGGAGTGTGATGGCGATGGGAGCGCGGGAGCCGGAGCCAAAGATTTTGCCGCCTTCCTGTCGGGAGGTTTCGCCGGAAGTGCGCTGATTGCCGCGCAAGTTGAAAATATAGACGCTGGTGAATTCGTCGGCGAGGCAGGCGCGGAGGCCATCCATGTTATTGGCGTCGATGAATGAGCCGTTCGTGACGAAGCCGACGACGCCCTTGTCATTGATACGGTCGCTGGCCCAGCGGATGGCGCGGATATAGCTGTCGTATAGGTTTTTGACGTTTGGGGCGTTCGATTTGTCAGCGTAGGTTCCGCGGATCCGGGAGTCGAGGGCCGGGTAATCAAGATTGGCGTTGTCGTCGTTCGCGCTCTGCTGCTGAGCCGAGTACGGCGGATTGGCGATGACAACCCGGATGGGGCTTTGTTGCTGGCGCTTCGCGCGTTTGGAGTTTTCGGGGAAAGTGCCGGCGATCTGGCCTTGTTTGGCTTCGTAAAGTTGGAAGGTATCTGTGAGCACAATCCCCTCAAAGGGTTCGTATTGCGTCTTTTTCTCGTCCGTGGTCATCAGGCCGTGGAAGGTTTCTTCGATGTTGATGGCGGCGATGTAGTAGGCGAGGAGGACGATTTCGTTGGCGTGGAGTTCGTTCTTGTATTTGTGGAGGAGTTTGTCGGGGGGGATGAGGCCGGATTGCAGGAGGCGGACAAGGAACGTGCCGGTTCCGGTGAAGGGGTCGATGATGTGGACATCTTTTTCACCAAGCCCGGAGTTGAACTCGTCGCGGAGAATGTCCTGTACGGAATGGATGATGAAATCGACGACCTCAACGGGGGTATAGACGATGCCCAGCCGTTCGGCCATGCGGGGGAAGGCGTTCTTGAAAAACTCTTCGTACAGTTCGATGACGACTTTCTGGCGGGCTTCGGCGTTGTCCAGACCCTTGGCGCGGTCGCGGACGGATTCGTAAAACTTTTCGAGGGTGGAAGCTTCCTTCTCGATGGACTTTTCATGCAGAAGGTCCAGCATTTTCTGCATCGACTGGCTGACGGGGTTGTGGGCTGTGAAAGTGTAGTGGGCGAACAGCGCATCGAAGACGGGTTTGGTGATCGAATGCTGCGCGAGCATTTCGATGGCATCTTCACGCGAGACGGCGGGGTTGAGGTTTTGTTGCAGACCTTGGAGAAACTCGGCGAAGGCCTGTTTATGCGGCGAATGCTTGTCGTCGATGAGTGCTTTGATGCGGGTGATATGTTGTTCGGCGATGCGGGCAATGTCACGGGCCCAGGTTTCCCAATAGGCACGGTCGCCGCACTTCTTGACCATCTTGGCGTAGATGGCGTCTTTCCATTCGTCGAGGTGGGGGAAGGCGAATGCGCCCTGAATCTCGCGGAGCTTGGGTTTGGAATCACCTGATGATTTCGGCGTGTCAGATGCCTCACGCGGGTCGCCCACGCCGATGACTTGGATGTTGTCGGGGCGGTTTCTGTTCAGTTCGATCTGGTTGATGGTGGCATTGAAGCGGTCGTCATGGGCGCGAAGGGCTTGGAGGACTTGCCAGACGACTTTGTATTTCTCGTTGTTTTTGAGGGCATCTTCGGGCTTCATGTCGGCGGGGATGCCGATGGGCAGGATGATGTAGCCGAAGCGTTTGCCTTCGGCGCGACGCATGACCCGGCCGACGGATTGGACAACGTCGATGACGGAATTTCGGGGATTGAGGAACATGACCGCGTCGAGTGCGGGGACATCGACGCCTTCCGAAAGACAGCGGGCATTGGAAAGGATGCGGCAGGTGTTGGCGGGCGATTCGGCTTTGAGCCAGTCCAGTAAAGCGCCGCGTTCAAGGGCGTTGTAGGTGCCATCCACATGGTCGGCTTCGACGACAAGTAGATTGTCGGCGTCGGGGTGTTCTTCTTTGTAGGCGTCGATGATCTGGCCAAACTTGGCGACAAAGGCCTCGGAGTCTTTGATGGAGCGTGAAAAGGCGACGGCGCGGCGCATGGGTTGGACATCGCCTTGGAAGTCAACATCGGCGCTGGCGGCTTCAAATCGCTTTTCGAGGCCGTTCCAGCAGCCGGTGATACGGGTCGCATCGTCGAGATTGAGTTCGCTGTTTTTGTCGGCGATTTGTTTCTGGAAAGTTTCCGCAACGTATTTTTCATCTACGGCAAGGACGAGGACTTTGTAGTCGGACAGGAGGGATTTGCCGACTGCTTGACCGAATCCGAGGCGGTGGAGTTCCAGACCGAACAGGGCCGGGTCATCCATCGAGGCGAGTTCGGCGGCGGCGTCTTTGGCTTTTGATTTGGCATCGTCGCCGTAGATGCGAGGGGTGGCGGTCATGTAGAGGCGCTTGGCCGATTTGATGAAGTTCGCATCGTGGACTTTAACGAAATGGGATTCGTCTTCGCCGGTGAGAGTGACGCCGGTGGTGCGGTGGGCTTCGTCGCAGATGATGAGGTCGAAGTCGGGCAGGCCTGATTTCTGGGCTTGGGAGACGGCATCAATGGATTGGTAGGTTGAAAACACGACGGTCATTTGTGAGTCGGCCTTGGGCTTGGCGGACTTGCTGGTGAGGATTTTGTATTGGGTGACAAGTTGCCGGGCGTTGGTGGTAGCGGGGAAGGCGAGGTCGTGGACGGTGATATCTTCGTTGTCGTCCTTGGACTTTTCACGGCGCTTGCCGATGTTGATGTCCGAGCAGACAGCGAGGGCGTGAATCGGATGCTCGGCTTCGGCGGTCCACTCGCGGAGAGATTGTGAAAGCAGAGATAGCGAGGGGACAAGGAACAGGATTCGCCCGCTGGGTGCGAGGGTTTCGGCGATCTTGAGCGACGTGAAGGTTTTGCCGGTGCCGCAGGCCATGATGAGTTTGCCTCGGTCGGCAGTGGCCAGGCCTTGGATCACATCGTCAAGCGCATGTTTCTGATGTTCGCGGAGCTTCTTTTTGGGCAGGAGTTCGAGGTCTTGCGGGCGTTTGGCATCAAAGCGGGACCAGTTGATGGGACTTGCTTCAAGGTCGTGGATGCTCAGGCGGGTAACGGGTTTGGTCTGATGGTTGAGTGCATCTTCGGCGTTCGTTCCCCATTTGTCGGTGGTTGAGACGATGATGCCGGATGTGAACTGTTCCCGGCCCATGGCTGTGAAGAATGAGTCAATGTCGCCCTTGGCGAGGGTGTGTTCGGGGAGGTAGAACTTGCATTGGATGGCGATGTATTCACCGGTGGCGCGATCGCGTGCGACAAGGTCGATGCCAACATCGCCGACGTTGCCTTTGTCGGGCCATTCGTTCCACATCCAGACTTTGGAGAAGCGATCAGCGTAGATGGGATCGAGTTCAAAGAACCGGACCATCAGGCGTTCAAAGCGGTCGCCAAGATCGCGGTTGGTTCGTGCTTCGGTGCGGAGTTGGTCGAGGATTCTGTTGAGATTTGTGCTCAAAGTTGCCTGCCATCCATGGTCGGGTCCATCGGTGTCACTTTCATTCATGACCACGTTCTATCCAATAAAAGAGATTAGTCAACCATTCTACCCACGAACCCGGTAGTTAACAGATAGAGGAATCTGCATCGTGCCGATTCCCGACATTCTGTTGCCAGGCAGCGCCCCGGTCCCCAAGGGAAGGTCGTTGCGGGCATCGCCTCTCATGGAGAGCGCCGATGGCTACCCGCACTGATCCGACCGACCCCGCCAATCTCACCTCCAGCGAACGCCTCACGGAAGTCGCCGCAATTCTCGCGGCGGGCATCATCCGCCTGCGCCGGCGCGCTGCGCTATCTGCCGCTCAAGGCGATTCACAGATTCCTCCGGAATCCGGCCAGAATGGCCTTGATGTCTGTCCCGAATTCCGGCTTCATGGACAACGTGGTTAACGCCACAGATAGGAGTTTCCAATGACGATGACTATGAAAAGCGAACTGGCGGCCCTGGTGCAGATGACGCCGCGTCAGCTCCGCGACAAATACATGGAACTGTTCGGCGAACCCAGCCGGTCGGGCAACAAAGATTTCCTGCGCAAACGACTGGCCTGGCGGCTGCAATCGCTGGCCGAGGGCACGCTATCTGAGCGGGCACGGCAGCGGGCGGTGGAATTGGCCCATCATGCCGACATTCGTATGACGATGCCACGTCCGCCGCAGACCACCGCCGGTGCGGCCACAACGACCAAAACCGCCCCGACGCGCCGTGACGAACGTGTGCCCATTCCCGGCACCGAATTGACTCGCGAATACAAGGGGCGTTTGATCACCGTCATGGTGCTGGCCAAGGGGTTTGAGTGGGATGGCAAGGTGTACCGGTCCCTCAGCGCCGTGGCCAAGGCGGTGACCGGGTCGCATTGGAGCGGCCACCTGTTCTTCAACCTGAGCAATGGAGTGTGCGATGTCGAAAAAGCGTAACAGTGCGTCCGAGACAGCAACCAAGGCGCAGGTCCGATGCGCGATTTACACCCGCAAGTCGTCGGAAGAAGGCCTGGAGCAGGATTTCAACTCGCTGGATGCCCAACGCGACAGTGGCGAAGCGTACATCGCGGCGCAGAAACACGAGGGGTGGGTCTGCCTGCCCGATCGATACGACGATGGCGGTTTCACCGGCGGCAACATGGATCGCCCCGCCGCTCAGCGACTGGTGAAGGACATTGAAGCCGGCAAGGTGGATTGTGTGATTGTCTATAAGGTAGATCGCCTGTCACGCTCGCTGGCGGACTTCGCCCGGTTGATGGATGTCTTCGAAAAGCACCATGTCACCTTCGTATCCGTCACCCAGGCCTTCAATACCACCCACAGCATGGGAAGGTTGACCCTTAATATCCTACTCTCGTTCGCGCAGTTCGAGCGTGAAATCATCTCTGAGCGCACACGCGACAAGATCGCGGGCGCACGGCGTAAGGGGAAATTCGCCGGCGGCAGGCCCATCCTCGGCTACGACATCGTCCGCACCCCCAGCGGGTCTAAGTTGGTGGTGAACAACGCGGAAGCCAAATGCGTCCGTGAAATCTTCGGGTTGTACCTGCAACATCAGTCACTCATCCCCACCGTGAAAGAGATGGCCAACCGGGGGTGGACCACCAAGCTGTGGCAGACGAAGAAAGGCCGGTCGGTCGGCGGCCGGGCATTCGACAAGAACCTGCTGTACCACCTGCTGACCAACGTGGTGTACGTCGGCAAGATACGCCACCACGACCAAGTTTACGCGGGCGAGCATGACGCCATCGTTGATGAGCAGACATGGCAGCGCGTCCAGTCCATGTTGCAACACAACGGTCGGACAGGTGGGAGCGAACCGAGGAACAAGCATGGTGCGTTGCTGCGGGGCATCCTGCGCTGCGTCCCCTGCAACTGCTCGATGGTTCATACGTTCACATGCCGCCAGACCAAACGGTATCGGTATTACGTCTGCCTCAAGGCGCAGAAACGCGGCTGGCACACCTGCCCGACCAAGTCTGTCCCCGCCGGGGAGATTGAAAAGTTCGTCATCGACCAGATCAGGTCGGTCGGACGCGACCCCACCGTGTTGGCAGAGACACTTCGCCAGGCGAAGGGCCAGAACAGCCGGAATCTGGCCGATCTGCAGGCGCAGGAGCAGGCCCTTCAGCGGGAATTGGGCCAGTGCAACACCTCGCTGAAGAAACTCGCCGCTGGCAGCGATGAGCCGACCACAGTGGCGGCGCTGGCGGATGTGCAGGATCGCATGCGCCGCGCCGAACAGCGCCTCACCGAGATTCGCCAGCAGATCGGGACGCTGAGCGGCGAAGTGGTCGACGAACGTGAGGTCGCCACCGCGTTATCAGTCTTCGACCCGGTGTGGGATACGCTCAGCCCGCGCGAGCAGGCCCGCATCGTCAACCTGCTGGTCGAGCGGGTCGACTACGACGGCGAAAATGAAACGGTCGCGGTGACCTTCCGCCCCAATGGCATCAAAACGCTTGCGCAGGAAATTAACGAGGTAGCAGCATGACCACAACACAAACGAGTCTGACCGTCGAAACCAAGGTTCATTTCACGCAGGCGCGGCGCGGGCGCAAACAAATCGGCGTTTGCCAAACATCCGACCCGGCACCGGTCGTCGCTGGCCGGGTTCCACGCCTATCCCGGCTCATGGCGCTGGCGATTCGCTTCGACGGCCTGCTGGCGCGTGGCGAAGTCCGCGATTATGCCGACCTGGCCCGCCTCGGCCACGTCACCCGCGCCCGCGTGACTCAGATCATGAACCTGCTGAATCTTGCGCCGGATATCCAGGAGGCGATTCTGTTTCTCCCGCCCATGGGAGCCGGAAAAGACCCAATCAAGGAATGGGAAGTACGGCCGATCGCGGCCACGCCGGTTTGGCGCAACCAACGAAGGTTCTGGGCAACCCTCCGTGCCCAGTCGCGTCTCGACTGATCAACCCGACCCCCTTCAATTTTGCGGTAGTCACAGCTGTTGCTCGTGTTTTCCACATCTCCGATAATGCCGAGTTGGGCCAAGGCGCTCTCAAGTCCAGTGGAGTTGGGAGTTTGGATGCCCAGCGTGAGTGTTCCGCCATAGCGCATGGCTGGTACTGGGATACGAGGAACGTGAATGTCCAACGAGGATCATGAGCTGCCAGATGACGTGCTGCTGGAAATATGCCGCGTGTCGAGGGACCACACGGAATTCAGTGACGAATTGCTCGCCGACCTCCGTGCGGTGTCGCGTCTGGTCGGCAAAGGCCCCTCTCCTCAAGGAACTCAACTACCGCATGCGGTGTCGTTAATGATCGCAGCTGTGGCGAAACTGCCACAGTTCAACCCAAAACACCTGCCCTTCGGTTACGACGGGCCGACCATTCAGTCGCACGGATGGATCGAACGGGAATCGCTGGAACGATTGGCAAAGCAGATCGCCGGTCTCCGATGGGCCGACACCGAACCTGCTGCCGTGGCCAACGAGGTCGCCAATGCCGTCAGTGAGGCTGTCAAACTGGGCTTCCTGGATGAGAAGGACTACGACGCGTGGCAGCCCGGCATGGCATCGGGATCGGGTTGGCGGTCGGCCCTTTCCGTTACGGCGTACGGCGTGACCAAGGCGCGATCCGCATCCAATGGCAATGGTTCCAAGCAGCAGAAGTCTCCCGCCACCAACAAACCCCAGGTTTTCTACTTGATCTGTTCTTCGTCCAAGCCACCAACGCTCGGTCAAGGCACGGTGTTCTACAAGACCACCGACGGCACGGTTGCACAATCGCTGTGTCGCCTCTTCGCCAAGGAATATGGAGGCAACGGGGCGCAGCATCACTTTGCGGCCGCGCCAGGCGCGGAGGTGTCGTTAGACGATCAGATACTGCTCGATGAAGTCTTGGACGAGCTTGAGATATACGAAGATCCAGACCGTGGCGTTTACGATCCGCCGCCGACCCAGGAGACGATGGACCGCGTGCAGTTTGCTCATCGCGCCACCACATGGGAGGCGATGATCCAATCGCGGCCGTCGGCCCTCGCCCCCGCCGAGAACGTTAGACCCGGTCCGAGGGTAAGCCCGGAGCCTACAGTCAGTATCACGCCTCCGTTCTCGGATTCCGAGGAACTGAATGCCGTGTTCGCGGACACCAATCAGTGTCTTCAGGCATTGCGGGCGATTGGCGGTCACTACAACTATCTGACCTCGCTCGAACGAGCCGGCAAAGTGCGCGGCTTGAGAGGGCCGGTGGACGGGATGCAGTTCGCGAGCGAGGATGATCGTCGCGCCTGCGACGATGTCGAAAAACAAATCAGCGCCGCTGTAAAGGTCTTGTGGAAGCCTCTGGCCCGAGTCTTGGCGTGGGGGCGCGACCAGCGGCTGGAGCTCCCTTTCGATGCGGGCGACTTGACCTCGCAGATACCATGTTCGTGGTGGGATGAGGGTGAGGATCGCGGCTATTACGAATATTACGCATGTACATGTGAGCATTACCAAGGGGCGCTGGATCAGGTATCCAAGGCCGTCACCGTCGTGGCGCGAAAAGACTCGGTGGCACACATCGTCATCGAGTCATTTCCACCTGCCCCGCCTGACGCAATAGCCGACGTAACCATGTTGACATTGCGTGAACGGCAGATCGTGCTCGATACCCTGAGGAAGGCAACGCCCGACTTCACGGTGGTGTTCAGTGTTCTCTATGAAGCTCACCTCCCGCCCTCCGACCTGATCCTGTTCCAGCGACAACGTGATTCGCTCCAGGCGCAGTTTCCGGGATGGAGGGTGAGCGGCTGCCAAAGTGAAGACCTCGCCACGTTCAAGGCGATGTCGAACTCAGAAGACATCATCCAGCGAGTAATCGCCATGCGGGAACCAAACAAAGATGAGCGACAACCCCCTAAGACAACAACCGACGACCAGACAACACTGGAATCCGCTCACAGCCATGTCGTCTCATTGCACGCGCATACGAAAATGCCGGATAGACATGCGGCGCAAAATGCTACTTGTGACCAAGGAATATCTATGGGGATCGGCACATCGCCGTCGCTTGCAAATGAGTACCTCACAGGTGTAGCACGCTGGGCGAATCAGATTGACTCCTCACAATTGCGATTAGCATTGCGCGATCGCCTCACAAAAGCCTTGGCCCACGTTTGCCTCGCTATGAGTCTGGTGGATGACCTCGACGCGTTCGAAGAGAGCAGGCCGGAAACCGGTTCCCTGATGTGCGAGGACACGACCACTGGCGTTACGGTCTTCTCTGACGATGACTTGCAGAGCCGATACACTGGCTTGGAGAAGGACCTTGTGGCCAGCGTCTCCAAAGCAAACGCCACCTATCAGATCGTTGCTGCTTCCCGGGATATTCCTGCTACAGCGAAGGATAGCACGGAGTACCTACTGAAGTGGCTTTTTCATATGAAGCTGGAACGAACTGCTCATCCTGCATCGCCGCGCGATGAATACTGGCACGATGGTGCTGTGACTCCGCCCTGGGGACAATTCTGGGTACTCGAAATCCGGCTGTTGCTTCGTCTCAGGTTGATCCAGGTTTCCGAGCATCTGATGCACGAGCGTGAGCAACTGAGTAAGCATGAACCGGCGAGTGATCCAGCCAAAGGGGCCGAGGCGCCCGGTTCCAGCGCCACGCACGTCGATGCGCGTAACGGCGATGGTTTGAAGGATGGCCCGGATCACGCTGAAACGGATTCGCATTCTGATACCGAGATCGAACAGCTAGAAACCACGACCCCGCCGCTAAACATGGGGACCGGACAGTGGGTGACCAACAAAGTGGCCGCTACCCTTGAAGGAATAAAAGCCTCCAGCCTGGCCGACTACCGTAAAACCAGCAAGAAAGGAATCAAGAATCAATCCGGGAGGCTGGGCCGGGATTGCCACGGCAGAATATGGCGTCGTCCGGGCACGCCGCATGCTCACGTATGGTATTGGAAACAATCCCTTATCGGCTCTAACACGACATAGAAAATCATCGACTCAATACTGGTGATCTAACACCGCAACGCTCCTTCACATACCGACCTCCAGAACTGGCAGACAAATATGAGCGGTGAACAAATAGAGACTGTTGATGAGAGACACATGATGGCATTTCGGGCCGCATGCCGATCGTTGATGGATGGTCTGAAACAACGTGCTGACGCATATTGCATGTTCGGCACGCCTTGCGATTGGTTTCGTACTCAAAGGAACTATCGCGTATTTGAAATCCGGGCGCACGTCGGCGGGGACAATCACTTGGTCGAATGTGTGAAGCCTCTCATGACGGAGCTTGAGGAACTGGAGAAACAACTAGAGTCTTGGCGCGACTATGAGGCTCAATTGCGCCGCGCAGCAACGGTAACGGTGACCAGAGAAAAGGGATGTTACATCGGGGGCTCCGATCTTCCTCCCGATGTTTGGAATGCTTTCACATATCAACTTGAGGGCGAGCCAGCCATCACAAACTATTCCACTTGGGTCGAACATGAATCGCATTCCCTCCGAAGTTGTATCATCGAGAAGGACTGCAGAAGCCATGTACTCCACGACGATTTTATTGAGTATCTTTCGACATGGCTTGGCGACGCAGATTCTTCGGCCACAGACAATAGCAAATCAGAAGGTTCAGGCATGTATCTTCATGCGTGCCTGGGCCACAACACAGACTTGTCGACATCCTCGGTATTCTACTTCGTTGATAATCCGTTGATTGGTCAATCACTCCAGGAACTATTCCAAAAGGAATACGGAAGCGATGGCAGCAATACCAAATTCTACACAAGCCATGCAAGTAAGCTGAGTGACGCAGATCGAATTTTGTTGGATGAAGCCTGCGATATAGTGAGCGTTTACTCTGAGCCGGATCCGGGCGTATATGATCCACCACCTACTCGTTCAATGCATCGTCGGTCCCAATATGCCGTCCGCGCACGAACTTGGGAAGCGATGTTGAACGCCAAGAAAGCAACGTCTGGGCATAAGGACGTGGGGCATTCAACGCGGAACGGCGTGGAGAGCGAGGGCCGCGACAATACCACAACACCACACCATGAATCCCAGCAGCCCTCAACCGATGCCAACGCCACAAACAACGAGGCTGGCGTCAGAGATGCTATTCAGCAGATGGCGGGCATCTGGGAGAAGTTGAGATTGGCCGCCACAGCACTCATAGGTGCTTCGGAAACGACCTCAGCCGCACCAACGCTGGAAATCCAGAAATATCAGGATGCACTAAGTCAAGGAAATGTGTCTTTGGATGGTAGTGGCGAATTTTCGCTTGTTGGACAACACCTTCCACCACATCTTAAAGAGCATTGTCAGAGTTCGCTCTTGGATCTGCAGCACAAGATGGAGCCATTGACCACACGGCACAACGCGTATCCATTGTGCAAGGACATCACGAAAACAGCTCGTGAGGCATTGGCCGGATGCATGGCATTAGAAATAGCTTTGGCACTCATCGTGACGAAACCCGGCGAATCGCAGATACCGAAAGAGGAGTGGCGAATAGCAGGCCACACCGCTTTGATGATTCTTGCGCAAGCATATTACAAGATTCTGGAAAGCGCCATCTCTGGAGCGATGTGTACCTCGCTCGATTTGGAGTTGAATCAATCGTATCTATGGACGACGAACAACATCTCGGCACTTCTGCAAGACCATGAAGATCTAAAGGACTTTCCAACCACATTTACACCTATATTCCGCGACTTGTATCCATCAACGATTCGAGATTGCGACTGGGAAGACATGGTCGCCCCTGAGGCCGAAGCATTTCTCAGCACAGTGCAGCAATATGTTCTCGGCAAAGGTGTATATGAACTAACCGAAGGTTCAGCAGGTGGGACTTTCGTCCGCATTTTTCAGTCTTCAGCACAAACCGCAATGGAGCATGCAGAGGCATATCGCAAGCGAATGCAAACCACATTTCAACGCGTGCTTGATCGTGCCGCTCAACAGCAGCTTGCGGTGCCGGCGTCGGGTCATGATGAACGTCGGTCAGATTCACAGCATGAGATCGAGACATTGGCAAGTACGACTCCGGCCCTTAACACAAGCAACGGCCAGTGGATTAGCAATAAAGTGGCTGCAAAGCTAGATGGGGTTACTCCCGCAAGTCTTACGGACTATCGCAAACCAAGCAAGAATGGCATTAGGGATGCCAACAAAATGCTAGGCTGTGATTGTCACGGGAGAATCTGGCGACGAGCGGGTACGCCACAAGCTCATGTCTGGTATCTGAGATCCACACTCGTGACAAATCGACAGATAAATCGGGGAAAAACCGGGGATTCCTAGGAATCCCTGCTTCGATTTCGTCAACCATTCGCCGGAGACTGCATGCGGAAGGTAAGCAATGGGCTTGCCTGGACACAACCGCATGGGAGTCTTATCCATGACAACGCAACGATTCGAGACCGGCAGGAAAGTCGGGTCTGAAAGAGCACAGACCAAGTTGCTCCCCATATCTTCGGGTTCCGATTCCGTACCACCTGTTCGGATCGGCGGTGCTGTAAGCATGCATGAACTGCCAGAGCCGGCGCGTTGGCTGATCGAGCGTGGTCAGCACATCGGTTTCGGCAGTGTCACCTTCGTCACGCGCTGCGGTCAGCCGGACCTTAGCCGGCCCCATCATGTCACGCGCACAGTAAGAGTGGACGGCGGAGAGAACGGTCCTCGTGCGGAGGCCTGCCTCTCCAACTTCGTGCTATGCCGGCAGCATGTCGCTGTGGCCAATCAGATCGCCATGCTTCCGGACAACACATGCGTGCGGGTGAAGTTCGCCCACGGACTGCCGGCCAACTCCATCGACATCGAAGAGGACCATCAAGCAGCGTAACTCGGCGTAGCCAAACCACACAGACACAGCGTAACGACCGGTCGTGAAACGAAGGCGTTGCGGGTGTCGCGGGCAACCGCGAACTCGCAGCGCCTTTTCCATTGCGCGAATTCCCGGCAATCACCGACGACACCCACCAGCGCTTCTCCCCCACGGCCGGGGGAGCAGCAACATGAATCAAGAACGAGATGACCGCTTTACACCAGCGGATGCAGAAATCGTCAAACGCAAAGCACGAAACATGTTCGGCCAGCACGGATGGAACAGGCAGGACGTGGAAGACATCGAGGCGGAACTGATCTTCCACATCTGGAAGCAAAGCCCTCGCCACGATCCGGCACAGGGCCCACGCGAACGGTTCATCAAAAAAATCACCAAGAACAAAATGCTCAACCTGATCGAGGCCCGAAAAGCGAAGAAGCGTGACGGTCGGCGCAACGTGCTTCTTGACGACGCCATTGAAGGAGCCGTCCTCGATGGCCGCAACGATCCAGCCAAGATCGACACGCAGATCGCTGTGCGCGCGGTGATCGCGCAACTGACACCAGAACTGCGTCAGGTGGCTTTGCTCCGGCAGGAGCACAGCGAACGCGACTTGGAAAAGCTGCTCAACCTCACGCGAGCCCAGGTGCGCACCCGCATCCACCAGTTAGCCAACATTTTCAGAAATTCTGGCCTCGCGCCAGATTCCGACAACCATTCTCCAACCGAACCCGGTAGTGATTTACAGAGCCCAATACATGATTCAGGAGACCGCTCATGCAAACCACAATCACCCGTTTCACATTCGGCAACGCCGTTCCCATGGCCGAAGTCGAGGCGACGTTGCGTTTGTCGTTGCTGGCCATCACCAGCATGTTCGGTGACGACCGAGTGCGAAGTGAAGTCAGCATCACCGTCGATAGCGAAGAGCGATTTTTGATCATCGAAGCCACGCCGGGCATCAGCCAGGCGCTGACGCAGGTGTTCGGCGCGTACATCCGTCAGGAATTTGGGGCCGACGCCATCAACCCGGTTAGGTCATCTGCCGTGAATGCACCGGCACTTATAGGAGCGTGCCGATGACCACACTGGATACAGCGATTGAATATTGTCGACGGGGGTGGTCGGTCGTTCCGATCCCCTATCGCAGCAAAAACCCCGGCTACACTGCCTGGCAGCAATCCCGCTTCAAGGAAGATGAACTTGCCGATCAATTTGGCGGTCAGCCAAAGAACATCGGCGTACTGCTGGGCGAGCCATCCGGTTGGCTGATCGACACCGACCTGGACCACCCGCGCGCGGTGGAACTGGCAGACCAGCTTCTGCCGCCCACCAACGCCATCTTCGGCAGGCCGGGAAATCCGCGTTCCCACCGGTTGTATGTGGCGAAGTCGCCCGTGGCGACGAAGAAGCATCGCAGCAAATCCGCCGGCATGATCGTGGAACTGCGGTCGACCGGCCTTCAAACGGTGTTTCCACCCAGCGTTCATGAATCGGGCGAACCGATCACGTGGGAACAGGATGACCCGCAACCTGCCGAGGTCGATCCGCAAATCTTGCTCGACGCCATACAGAAGTTGGCGGATACGGTGAAGATCGAACTGGGCGAACGCGCGACACCCAAGGCCCCCAAGCCTTCACCGGCGAAGCCCAGGGCCACCAACCATCCCCCTCGGTCAAAGGACGCCATCGCCTCGTGCGTCGACGCGATGCTCCGCATGACCATGACCGATCACAACGATGGTTCGGGGCGGTTGTTCGCGGCGGCGTGTCGCGTCGTGGAACACAATCTGTCTGATTTGGATGGTGTTGCCGCCATCCGCGACTATGCCCGGCAGCGTCCCTTCCCAACCGACTGGACCGATTCCCAAATCGTCGACCGCATCCGTGACGCCGAAGCCAAGACCCAACGCGGTGTCATTCGCCGCGTCCATGATGACGATGACAAGCCCACCATCCTGATCACCACCGACGAGTACCACGTCGTCTGCGAAACCATCGCCGCCATGACGGACGATCCGGACATCTACCAGCGCGGCGGCATGCTCGTCCGCGTGCTACGCGATAAACAGCCTCAGGACGGCATCGTGCGCAGCAGTGGGTCGGCGACCATTGCGGCGTTACCGACGGCCTGCCTGCGTGAACGAATGACCAAGTTCGTCCGCTTCACCAAACTCGTCCGCCAGGGCGATACCATCACCGAGGTCGCCGCGCATCCCACAACCTGGCTTGTCGCCGCGATGGATGCCCGCAACGACTGGCCGGGCATACGGCATCTGATGGCGGTTTCGGACTCGCCCATCATCCGGCCCGATGGATCGATCTGGCAGACCCCGGGTTATGACCCAGCGACCGGCGTTCTGTACGAACCATCCGAACAGTTTCCGCCGATCCCGGACATGCTGACCGCCGAAGACGCCCAGCGCGCGATGCAAAACCTGCTGGAGGTCGTCGGCGATTTTCGCTTTGAAAGCCCCGATCACCGGGCTGCCTGGCTGGCCGCATTGCTCACGCCCCTGGCCCGATTCGCATTCCTCGGCCCGTCGCCCCTCTTCCTCATCGACGCCAATGTGCGCGGAGCCGGTAAAGGTCTGCTGGTTCAGGTGATCTCATGGATCGTGCTGGGGCGCGAGATGCCGGTGTTCAGCTACGCCCATGACTCCGAGGAGATGCGTAAGAAGATCACGTCCATCGCCATCGCCGGCGATCGGCTGGTGTTACTCGATAACCTCGAAGGCAACTTCGGCAACGATGCGCTGGATCGGGCGCTGACCAGCACGCGATGGAAGGATCGCATCCTCGGCAAGAGCGAACTGGTGGACCTGCCGCTTATGCCCGCGTGGTACGGCACCGGCAACAACGTCGCGGTCGCGGCCGACACCACGCGGCGCATCATCCACATTCGATTGGATGTGCTGGAAGAACACCCCGAGGATCGTCAGGATTTTCAGCACCCCAACCTCCTGCAATGGGTACGCCAGAATCGCGGCGCGCTGCTGTGCAATGCGATCACCATTCTGGCCGCGTATTGCCGCGCCGGCAGGCCTGCTCAGAACCTATCCCCATTCGGCAGCTTCGAGGGTTGGTCGAGCATCGTCCGCGAGGCGGTCGTGTGGGCCGGCCTGCCCGACCCGTGCCGCACACGCACACGTCTGGTGGAGTTCTCGGATACAACCTCCGACGCCATCGGCCAGCTTGTTCGCGCCTGGCAGGTGTATGACCCCGGTGATCAGGGCCTGGTCGCATCCGACCTGCTGGCGGCGCTCTACCGGCGGGACTTCCAGCCCAGCGACGACGCCAGTGTCGCCATGCGTGCGGCCATCGAGAACTTCGTCGGCTGTCCGCCGGGCAAAGTCCCCAACGCACGGCAACTCGGCAACAAACTTCGCGGAGCGCGCCGGCGCGTGATCGCCGGGTTCATGCTGGATACCAACCCCGATGAGCAGCACCGTAACGGCGCTGTGTGGCATGTTCATGCCGCCGAAGGGCAGAGTGATTTGCGACTCTGCGACTCTGGCGAGTCTTTTTCCACCCCCTTCGCGCGAGAGAGGGAATGAATATGAAAGTAATAGTAAATATGGAGACGGGCGGAAACACACTCGCCAGACTCGCAGAGTCGCAGAACCCATCGTTAGCGCCCCCGTCGCGGCACGTTGGCGCACGGGGCGCAAGGGCGCGCAGGTCGGCCTGCGCGGCCATCCGGGGCCCACCACAGACAGGGGCCAACGTGGGCCAAAAATGCCGTAAATACGGCTACATATCGAGATATTACGATATATTTCTGATTAAATGACAAAATGATAAGTCTATATGTAATAGGTACTTGGAAACACTTTTTGCCTCCTGACGCCAGCGGGAACGCCAACCGCGTTAGACAGACTTTCTTGAGGCAATAAAAAAATATCTCTTTCTTTCTGGCAAACTTATGAATCATCGAATGTTACAACCGATTTCCGACCCGCCCGCGCTGTTGACATTTGCGCTAAAACGCCAGTTTTCGTTGATGTTTTGTTGGTGGGAGGGCTGGTCGCTGGCGCGGATGGCGTTTGAGCACGGCATCAGCCGCGCCCGCGTCGCGGCGATCCTGGCGCAGGTCGGCTGTCGCGCGAGCCAACGACCGAATCGCTTGTTCCGGGGGCGGGGGCGTTGTCCCGATTCCCGGCGTGGTGTTCCCGCCGCGCGTATCGCACAAGCCCGCGCCATGCTCCTGCACCCCAAGGCACCGCGTCTGACCGTGCGGCAGCGCGCCGCGACCGCATGGACGGCGATGGGCGTTTCGTCGCGCGACATCGCCAAGCGCATGGGCGTGACGGGCCAGCGTGTCAGAAGCATTCTCACAGTGGCGGAGATGCGTTTGCATCGGCACGCAAGCGCCCCCGCCGGTCCAGACACCCTTCTCACCGACAACACTCCCATGCCGACGTTGCGCTGGGACGGTCTACTCAAATCCCTTACCGGGCAGCACGCTGCCCACCTGGAGCATGAACATGCAGATTGAACTTCGTCCCATCGATTCCATTCGACCCTATCCCGGCAACCCGCGTGACAACGACGGCGCGGTGGATGCCGTGGCCAACTCGCTGAAAGAGTTTGGCTTTCGCCAACCGATTGTGGTCGATGCCGACGGCGTCATCATCGTCGGGCACACCCGTTACAAGGCGGCGCTCAAACTCAATCTCAAACAGGTGCCGGTTCACGTCGCCACTGATCTCACGCCCGCACAGGTGAAGGCGTACCGTATCGCGGACAACGCAACGGGCGAGATCGCCAAGTGGAATTACGAACTGTTGCCGATTGAGTTGTCGGGTTTGTCGGAGATGAACTTCGACCTCAACTTGCTCGGCTTCGACCCCGAGGAACTGGCACGCCTCACTTCCGGCGATGTGCAACAAGGCCTGACCGATCCCGACGATGTTCCGTTGCCGCCCGACGCGGCGACCACGCAACCGGGCGATCTTTGGATACTCGGCAACCATCGTCTGCTCTGCGGCGACAGTAGCAAGCCCGAAGACCTCGACCGGTTGCTCGACGGCACGGACATTCATCTTGTGAACACCGATCCGCCCTATAACGTCAAGGTCGAACCGCGCTCCAACAACGCCATCGCCGCCGGTCTGTCCTCGTTCCAGGCGACCAACACGCAGCCCAACTTCCGGGACAACTTCCGGGGGCACCATCAGAGTTTCGACGTGGCGCGGCAGGGACCGAAGAAGGCGACGGGCAAAAAGCTGCGAGCCAAGGACCGACCGCTGGCGAACGACTTTGTCAGCGACGCCGACTTCGACCAGATGCTCGACGACTGGTTCGGCAACATGGCGCGCGTGCTTCTGCCCGGCCACGGGTTCTACATCTGGGGCGGCTACGCGAATCTCGGCAATTACCCGCCGTACCTGAAGAAGCATGAACTGTATTTCAGCCAGGGCATCGTGTGGGATAAACAACACCCCGTGTTGACAAGGAAGGATTTCATGGGGGCGTTTGAGATTTGCTTCTACGGCTGGCGGGAAGGGGCTGCCCATCGTTACTACGGCCCGAACAACGCGACGGACCTGTGGCATGTGAAGAAAATTCCTCCTCAGCAGATGGAACATTTGACGGCCAAGCCGGCGGAACTGGCGGTGCGTGCGATGCAGTATTCATCCCTGGCTGGCGAGAACGTCCTCGACCTGTTCGGCGGCAGCGGTTCCACGCTGATCGCGGCGGAACAGACCGGGCGCCACGCCTACGTCATGGAATTGGACACGCTGTATTGCGATGTCATCGTCGACCGCTTTCAGCGATTCACCGGTCAAGCCGGCGTGCTGCAGCGCACCGGCGATTCCCCCATTGCCATGAAGGCCCGCGAGGAGGCGATGCGATGAGGACCTATCCGACGCCCCGGGGGTCTATTTCACCATTCGGTTATCGCCGGATCACTTGCAAGGATCGCAAAAAGCGATTTGAGCATGTCATCGTGTGGGAACGGCACCACGGACCCGTGCCATCGGGCATGGAACTGCACCACATCAACGGCGACAAACTCGACAACCGCATCGAAAATCTGATGTTGGTCAATCGCCTGGAACACAAGCGAATTGAAAGCGGGTGCTACCGAGTCGATGGGCGATGGTGGAAACGCTGCCGCCGGTGTCGCTGGTATCGCTCGGTCGACACGGAATTCTATACCTATCCCGGCAGCAATGGTGTCATGGGATTGTGCAAGCGGTGTGCCGTTGAAGTGGCGATGCAAAACAAACGACGCCGAACGCAACGACGCCAACGCCATCAGATCGAAACGGGTTCAATGCCGGCCCCGGAGAAAACCTCAACCCCCGCAAGGGTTGAGGTGGATATGGCAGGTGCAAAATGATGTCAGTACGGCAATTCAGCCAGGAAGCAAAATTCGATCATGGCGTCTTCAAACAGCGCCTTGGACGCGGGGTAACTGCGCCGGCCCCGCGTCACCACACAGGTTCGCTCCTTCATGAATTCCAGCGCCACGTTGACCTGTGTGAAAGGCGCGTCGATGGCCTGGACGAGCGGGTCGAGCGCCACGCCTTCGTCCGCATGTTCTTCAATGGCATGTGCGACGGCTTCGTAGATCGCCCGCGTGCAGCGGTGGCTGTACGAACGACCGGTGCTGGGGAACACGACCGTGCGGATCAGGTGGTCGTCTTTCACGTCGAAACTGACCTGTCGATCTCGTTGACGTGTAGGCATGATGATCTCCTATCTGGTCTGAACGATGCCGATGTTGAACTCACGACCGTCCTTCATGCGCACCACAACACCGAAGTCGCTGACTTCCGGGGGCACCCCCGGAAGTTTGCCTGTCTCGGCGAAGGTGCTCACGCAGTCGATGCCGGTTTGGTAGTCCAGCAGCGGGTACGGCACGGGTATCTGCTGATCGTCGGTGAAGTCGGCGATGGTGATCGCCGCCAGCAGGTCGTACAAAAGTTGTTGCATGTCTTGGGGTGTCATGGCGAGACCTCACTTGGCATTGATGGTGAACAGGCCGCGATCCGTTTTGGTGAACCGGCTGCCCCCGGAAGGGCCCTTGGTCGTGATCTCGCGGAGGATCGCGCTGTAGAGCGTGGCGGCCGGCGTTTTGCCCTTGGTCTGCCACATGCCCTTGTCGAGCATGGTCTGGACGATGTCTTTGCAGTGCATGGGTTCGCCCTTGTCTTTGAGGACCTGGGCGGCGGCGTCGAGGCCGCTGACCTTTTTCACCTTGGGCGGCTTGGGTGTTTTGCTTCCGGGGGCCTTGGGCTGCTTGCTCGCCTTCATCGCCTGGTCGATCGGCACACGGTCGGCAGCGACGGCGTGGGCGTTGGCGGCGGCGTCCTTCGCACGCACCGCTTCGACTGCCGCCTTGGTGTCGACGGGCTTGGCCTTGGGCTTCTTGCTCGTGGCGGGTTTCTTCGTGGTGGTTTTCTTGGACTTCATGATGGAATCTCCTATGGCCGTGTTGGGGCTGGCCGGGCCCGTGGTTTCCGGGGGCGGGGGTTACAGGCCGACTTCGTCGGCCAGACGGTTGAACTGTTCAGGCCCGCCGAGGGTCTGAATCAGCAGTTCGCTGAACCATTGAACCTGTCGCTGCACGTTGGCGTCGTTGACGTGGGCCGGCTGGAGGTACGCGATGATCGTGGCGATGGCCTGCGGCGAGAGGTTGTCGCGCAGCGCGTCGGTCAGCAGGTCTTGCGGTTGGGGATCGTCGGGAACGCTGACGCGGACGGTGGTGCCGTCGGGTCGCGTGTGCGGGTACGTTTTGGTCTTCGACTTGGTCATGACAATCTCCTGCGTATGTGGTTCGGGGGTTCAGACATGGTTGCGGCGGGCTTCAGTGCGCTTGATGCGCCGGTCCAGTTCGCTGGTGACCTGTCCCAATTCGCTTCGGGTCTGTTCGAGCTTGCGCGTCCAACGGCGCTGGCGGCAGGTCCAGACCTGGCTGACCAACTCGTCGCAGCGTCGGCACAGGTCATGGTCGTTGAGGTCTCGAAGGTTGGTGGTGTCTCTGGTCATGGCGTGCTCCGGTGGTGGGTGGCTTCAGTCCTGAAAGCGTTGCATGTCCCGGAAGTAGTCGTGGACCATGCTGTTGGTGCCGTTACATCCGTCGGTGCGTTGCTGGACCTCGACGGCGACCTTGAACAAATCTTCGTCGCCGACGGCGGCGGGCAGTTCCCACGTTTTCCAGACCTGCTGGTGCCGGTCAGGGTTGCGCAAAACGCTGTCGATGCGGATGGTGGGGCCGCCCGGCGCTTTCTCGATGGTGAGGTGGCCGGCGGCTCCTTCAAATTCGATTCGCGTGATCAACATGGTGGTCTCCTGCATGGGTGGGTTCGCGTTCTTACAGGACACATTCAGCCATCGGGGTGGCGGAACATCAAGGCCTAAATCCAGTAATTCCAGCTATTTAATATGTACGCGGACGGGCGGGCCGGTCATGCAAAACTCGGTCCAAACGCCGCAGAATGGAGCCGAAAATCGACCCGAATTCTCTCACCCTTACGGACATGGCCAAGCTGCTGGCGGCGGCGGGCGGCAAACGCATCACCGTCGAGCAGGTCCAGGCGGATGTGGACGCCGGCGCGCCGGTCGGCGCTGACGGCCGCATGAACCTCGTGCATTACACCGCGTGGCTGCTTCAGAAAGTCCAAGGCCAATGACCCCCGGAAGTCACCAACTCGATCCCCGGAATCTGCGCGTGGCCGAAGCCGTGCGATTGCTCAACGCCACGCCGCTGGGCGAGGTGGTGCAACCGCATGTGGTCTATCGCCATCTGAACCGGGCGGCGTACAAGATCGGCGACGGCAAACGCATCGACCTGGTGCGCTATGCCGCATGGCTGTTCCATGCAAGACATGAACCTTCCGTGGGTGAACCCGGTTGGACCGAGAGTAATTACGAATCCCACAAAGATGCGGTCAACGCGCGCAGCCGCGCCAGTTCCGAATCGTCGCGCGACATCGCAAGTGAGGGCTGGGTCCATCCCCCGATGAACCCGGATCGCAAGGCAGTGTGCTGCTCCAGCTTCCGGGGGTTCTGCGAACAGTATTTTCCGCAGACCTTTCATCTGGCGTGGTCGCAGGACCATCTGAAGGTGATCGCCAAGATCGAGAATGCGGTTCTGGGCGGCGGGCTGTTTGCGATGGCGATGCCGCGCGGGTCGGGCAAAACGACGTTGTGCGAGACGGCGTGTCTGTGGGCGATGGTATATGGCCATCAGGAGTTCGTAGCGCTGATCGGGTCGGATGAAGATCACGCAGCGGACATGCTGGATGCGATCAAGAGTGAACTGGAGAACAACGATCTGCTGGAGGAGGATTTTAGTGAAGTGTGCGGGCCGATTCGCGCTTTGGAGGGGATTCATCAGCGGGCGGCCGGTCAGTTGTATCAAGGCGCGCGGACGCATGTGGGCTGGACGGCGAAGGAGATTATTCTGCCGACGGTGCCGGGCAGCCCCGGATCGGGTGCCATCATTCGTGTGGCAGGCATCACCGGTCGCATCCGTGGTATGAAGTTCAAGCGGCCCGACGGCAAGAGCGTGCGGCCGTCTCTGGTGTTGTTGGATGATCCGCAGACCGACGAATCGGCACGCAGCCCCAGTCAGTGCGCGACGCGCGAGCAGATTCTGGCCGGCGCGATCCTCGGCCTGGCCGGACCCGGGCACAAGATCGCGGGACTGATGACGCTGACGGTGGTGCGACCCGATGATATGGCCGACCGGATTCTGGACCGAGATAAGCATCCGCAGTGGCAGGGAGAGCGGACGAAGATGGTCTATGCCTTCCCCGCCCCCGGAAGTAAGGGCGAAAAACTCTGGCAGCAATATGCGCAAGTCCGCGCCGAGGGCCTGCGGAATGATCGCGGCGTCGAGGATGCGACGGAGTTCTATCGCAAACATCAGGACCAGATGGACGAGGGCGTCGAGGTCGCCTGGCCGGAACGTCACAACCCCGACGAGTTGAGCGCGATCCAGCACGCGATGAATCTCAAACTCGATCAGGGCGACGCGGCGTTCTGGGCTGAATATCAGAACGAACCCCCGGAAGTGGATCAGGGCGATGATCTTCTCGATCCGGGGGCCATCGCGGGGAAAACCAACGGCATGAAACGCGCCGACGTGGCCGTTGGTGTGAACCACGTCACCATGTTCATCGACGTGCAGGGGGCGCTGCTGTTCTGGATGGTGTGCGGTTGGGAGGACGATTTCACCGGCTACGTCCTGGACTACGGCGCGTATCCCGACCCCCGGAAGGCGTACTTCACGCTTCGGGAAACCAAACGCACTTTGATGACCGTCCATTCCGGGGGTGGCCAAGAGGCCGCGATCTATGCCGGGCTGGAAGCGCTGACCAACGACCGGCTCGGGAGAAAATTCCGCCGCGATGACGGTGCGGAGATGGCGATTGAGCGGTGTCTGATCGACGCGAACTGGGGTAACAGCACCGATGTGGTTTACCAGTTCTGCCGGCAGTCTTCGCACGCGGCCATCGTGATGCCCAGCCACGGGCGCTACGTCGGTGCTGCCAGCACACCGTTCGGTGATTACAAACCCAAACGCGGTGATCGTGTGGGATTGCATTGGCGTATTCCGAGCGTGCAAGGCCGCAGGAACGTGCGATATACGTTGATCGACACGAATTACTGGAAGAGTTTTGTGCAGACCCGCCTGGCGGTGTCGATGGGTGCCCCGGGTTGTTTGTCGCTATTCGCGCCGGACGTTGCGGCCGGGGGGCACCAGCTTCTGTCCGAACATCTGACCGCCGAATACCGCGTGAAGACAAGTGGCCGGGGCCGGGAACTCGATGAATGGAAGCTCCGTCTTCCGGGGTCGGACAACCACTGGCTCGACTGCCTGGTGGGTTGCGCGGTGGGTGCTTCCATGCAGGGCGCGGTGTTGTTCGGCACCGATGTGCGGCAGGAGCGGAACCGGCCTCGGATCAAATTGTCATCTCTTCAAGGAAAGCGCCGATGAACGAGACCTTCGACCTCATATCGCAACCGCCGCGTGGTCTGGAATGTCCCCGATGCGGATGCGGGCATTTTGAAGTGGTGAAGGTCTGCCAGGGACCGGGCTATGTGCGCCGCCGGCGTGAATGTCGTCACTGCGGTCGGCGCGTCACCACGACCGAACGCATCGTCGGCGCGGGTGCCAACACTGTCCGGGGGCACCGGTAGACCCTATCTGCAATCCAGCATGCTGCGAACAACCATTGGCACTCCATGTCCTGTCCTATTGGTTTATGCGAATGTGCGCTTACACCACCGTCCAATGGCCGCCGGGCCTGACACCTTCGGCGATCCGTCATTGTCCGCTTGCCTTTCGTGATGACGCGATTCAGGCCGCATGGCTGGCTCACGCCCAGGGCCGCAAGCCCGACTCGGCGGTGCGGGCACTGGTGCGCCACGAACAAAGACACCGGGCCAGCAAACCCAACTTTGATATCTGCCCGGCCCATTCGGTGGCCGTGCGTTTTTGACCCGTGAAAGACACCCATGGCCGACAACCTGACTCAAACCATCGAGACCAACGCCAATGGCCCCAAGCGTGCCAAGGGCGATAGCGCCGAGATGGAGCAGCACGGTCTGCCCGACCAGATCGCCGCCGACCGTTACCTGGCCAGCAAGAACGCCACGCGCCGCAAGGGACTGGGCATCACCATGAAGAAACTCAGCCCTCCCGGTGTTGATTAGGAGCCATCGTGTTCAGCATGCTGCGCAACATCTTCGGTTCACGCACCACGGCAGCGCGCCCCGCGCTACGTCCGCCGGTGCGCGTACCGATCGTGCGCGGGCGCTACGACGCGGCGGCGACCACCGATGAGAATCGCAGGCACTGGGCCAATGCCGATCTGCTGTCGCCCAACGCCGCCAATAGTGCATCGGTGCGGCGCGTTCTCCGATCCCGCGCCAGATACGAGGTGGCGAACAATTCCTATGCGCGCGGCATCGTGCTGACACTGGCGAACGACACCGTGGGCACCGGCCCGCGGCTTCAGTTGCTGACGGAAGATGAACAGGCCAACCGCTTTGTCGAACTGGCATTCGCCCAGTGGGCCGACGCGATCTGCCTGGCCGAAAAGCTCCGCACCATGCGCATCGGCCGCGCCGAATCCGGCGAATGCTTCGGCATGCTGGTGGCCAACCCCCGCATAAATTCACCGGTCCAACTCGACCTGCGCCTGATCGAAGCCGATCAAGTGGCTACGCCCCTGGCCATCGGTGCTGAACGGCGAATGGTCAGCAATGTCGATGGCATCGTGCTCGACGCCTACGGCAACCCCATCGAATACCACGTCCTGTCCACCCATCCCGGTGACGGCATGGCGTTTGGTTCATCGCTCACCAAGGCCAACGTTCTGCACGTGCCCGCCGATGCGATGGTGCATTACTTCCGCGTGGATCGGCCCGGCCAGACACGGGGCATCCCGGAGATTACCCCGGCGCTACCCCTGTTCGCTCAGTTGCGGCGCTACACGCTGGCGGTGATCGCGGCGGCGGAAACAGCCGCCGACTTCGCGGCGGTGCTCTACACCGACGCCCCCGCCAACGGCGAAGCCGATGCCGTCGAGCCGATGGACATCGTCGAACTGGAACGCCGCATGGCGACGGTACTTCCCGGTGGTTGGAAGCTGGGGCAGGTGACGGCGGAGCAGCCCGCCACCACCTACGCCGAGTTCAAACAGCAGATTCTCAACGAGATCGCGCGTTGCCTGAACATGCCGTTCAACATCGCGGCGGGCAATTCGTCGGGCTACAACTACGCATCGGGCCGTCTCGACCATCAGACCTATTACAAATCCATCCGCGTGGACCAGGCGCACATGGCGCGCATGGTCCTCGACCCGATCTTCCGCGCGTGGCTGAACGAAGCCGTGCTCATCGAAGGGTTCCTCCCCCAATCCATGCGCCGCACCGATTCGTTGCTCACCGTCCAGCGAAGGGGTTGGTTCTGGGATGGGGTCGAGCATGTGGACCCGGCGAAGGAAGCGAACGCCCAGGCGACGCGGCTGCAAAGCAACACCACCACGCTGGCGTATGAGTACGCGCGCCAGGGCCGCGACTGGGAAACCGAACTGCGTCAACGCGCCAAAGAAGTGGCGCTCATGAAGGAATTGGGATTACCGCTCTCGCAGGCGATGCCCGCCCCCACCATCGATCCGAATCAGGAGTCCGACAATGCCTCAGGCGATACAGCCACAGCAATGCGCCAAGCCGCTTGAACTGACGGCGGTGTGCGAGTTCCAGATCACAGCCAGCGCTCAAGCTGGCGACGGTGGTGCGCCGGCGTTGCCTCGCTTCCGCATGGTGGCTTACACCGGCGGGCCGATGCGTGTGGCCGGTTGGAAATTCCCCGTGATCGTCGATCTGGCCGGGCTGGACATCCCCTCGCAGAACCGACCGATTCGTTTCAGCCACGATCCGTCCGCCGGGAGTGGCATTGGGCACAGCGACGCCGTCCGCGTCGAGGCCGGCCAGTTGATCGCCACGGGCGTGGTCTCGCGCGACACACCGGCGGCGAAGGAAGTCGTCGTCTCCTCGAAGAACGGATTCCCCTGGCAGGCGTCGATCAACGCATCCGTCGATCAGTTCGAGTTCGTCGCCGAGAACAAACAGGTCATCGTCAACGGTCGCACGTTCGACGGGCCTGTAAACGTAGTGCGTAAAGCCACGCTCGGCGAAATCAGCTTCGTGGACCTGGGCGCGGACGGCAAAACGTCGGCCCAGATCGCCGCCCGTCAAACCCTCTCTCAATTGGAGAACCCCACTATGACTCTCAACGCATCCGACACGACCGCTGCGGGCGCCCCCAGCCCCGTCACCGAACCCCCGGCCACGCCGCCCGCTGTGGCGGCGGCGGCCGCGCCCGTGATTGCCGCCGCGTCCCCCGCTGGTGAGCAACACACCGCCGATCAGATTCGCGCCGCGGCGCTGGCCGAAACGACCCGCATCACCAGCATCCGTCGCATCTGCGCCGGCAAGTACGGCGATGTGGAAGCCAAGGCGATCGGCGAAGGGTGGGATGCGACGAAGACCGAACTGGAAGTGCTGCGCGCCTCGCGGCCGCAGGCCCCCGGCATCTTTGTTCCGAACCTCACCGCCGACCAGACCGCCAACGGTTCGATGCTCGAAGCGGCCTGCCTGCTCACCGCCAAACTCGATCACGTCGAGAAACTCTATGACGAGCAGACGCTGGACGCCGCCAGCAAACGCTTTCGGGGGGGCATCGGCCTCCAGGAATTGCTCATGGAAGCGGCCTGGGCCAACGGTTACAACGGCCGCAACTTCCGCGACCCCCGGAATGTGTTGCGGTGCGCGTTCGGACTCGACAGTCCGATGAATGTCGCCGCTTCCGGGGGCGGGGTGAGCACGATTGATATCGGCGGCATCCTGTCCAACGTGGCCAACAAGTTCCTGCTCGATGGGTTTTTCAGCGTCGAACGTGTGTGGCGAAACATCTGCGCCGTCCGCAACGTCAGCGACTTCAAAACCGTCACCAGTTACCGGCTGATCGGCAATGATCAGTATGAGAAGGTCGCGCCCAGCGGTGAACTGAAACACGGCACGCTCGGCAACGAGACCTACACCAACAAAGCCGACACCTACGGCCTGATGCTGGGCATCGACCGGCGCGACATGATCAACGACGACCTCGGTGCGATCACCACGGTTCCCCGGAAGTTGGGGCGCGGGTCGGGTCTGAAAATCAACGATGTGTTCTGGACGATGTTCATCGCCAATTCCGGGGGCGCGTTCTTCGCCGCCGGGAACAAGAATTACCTGACCGGCACGGACACGGTGCTGAGCATCGACGGTCTGACCAAGGCCGAGGTCGCCTTCCTCGAACAGGTCGACGGCGACGGCAAGCCCATCGGCATCATGCCCGCCATCGTGCTGGTGCCCACCGCTCTGTCCGCCATCGGCACGCAACTCTACAAGTCGGTCGAACTGCGCGACACGACCGCCAGTACGAAGTATCCGATCGCCAACCCCCACCAGGGCAAATTCCGCGTCGAAGTCAGCCGGTATCTGGCCAACTCCCAATACACCGGCAACAGCAGTAAGGCGTGGTATCTGCTGGCCGATCCCAACGATCTGCCGGTGATCGAGGTCGCGTTCCTGAACGGTCAGGAATCACCCACCATCGAAACCGCCGAAGCAAACTTCAACATGCTGGGCATTCAGATGCGCGGCTACCACGACTTCGGCGTGAATCTCCAGGACCCGCGCGGCGGCGTGAAGAGCAAGGGCGAGGCCTAACCCTCCCCGGAAGTAAGAGCAGCGCGCAGGGCGTAGTCAACAACAGTGATCAGACTCTCAACATAAAGGATCGATTCGATGAGTACAGCAAACTTCGTTCAAGACGGCAACAGCATCGACTACACCCCTTCGGCAGATGTGTCCGGCGGCAGTGTGGTGGTCCAGGGTGACTTGATCGGCGTGGTGAAGCGCGACATCGCCGCCAACACGCTGGGCGCGCTGGCAGTCACCGGCGTGTTCGATTTGCCCAAAGCCGCCGGCACCAGCACCGCCATCGCCGCAGGCGTGAAAACGTACTGGGACGTGGCCGACCAGCAGGCCAAGGCCGACTCGGAAACCGGTGCCAACAAGTATCTCGGCAAGACCGTCCGCGCCGCCGCCGATGCCGACACCACCGCTCGCATTCGTTTGGAGCAATAACCCCCGGAAGCAAACCATGCCCGACCTGCTGCGACAAGGTGCTGTATGGCTGGAACAGATGCGCACGACGCACTGCACCAGTGTCGTCACGTACAGCGCGCCCAACAGCACGCCCGACACCTACTCGGTCAACGCGACCTACGGCAAGACCGAGTTCCAGATCGTGGATGAATCCGGCCTGACCGTCGGGGCCCATGTGTGGGATTTCCTCATTCTGGCGGCGGAACTGCCGGGCGTCGAACCGTCACCGGGCGATGTGATCACGGCCGACGGCCGCAAGTTTGAAGTGCTGCCTTTGGGCGCAGACTTCCGGGGGTGGCGCTGGAGTGATCCGTACCGACAGACCTACCGCATTCACACCAAGGACATCGGCCCGTCGACATGACGAGCGGCCAGGAGCAACACCATGATTCGTCGCTGGCTTCATTCGGTGGACATCGCCTACGACCCGGCCACGGGTTCGATTCTGACGGCCCCGGCGTCTGCGGGTGCGATCCACTGCGGCACCAAGATCGTCGCCGCCGCCGCGACGCCCGAAGCGTTGGTCAGTGAGTTGCCGCCCGGTGTGGATGCGGATCAGGCCGCTGTCTGCTCGGTCTGGATCGGCGCGCGGGTGGATGCCAACGGCAACGCGCAGAACACGATGCCCTGTTTCATCGGCGACGCCGCCGTGCAGACCCTTCCGCTGCTGCCCAGCAACTACGAGGGATTCTTCCTCCGTATCGACCCCCGGAAGTTGTTCATCAAAGTCGGGGTCAACGGGCAGGGTGTGAACTACGCCATCTTCAGTTGAGGAACGATCTCATGCTGACCTCGGATCAAAAGATGCGAATGTTGCAAGTGCTGCTGAGCGATCCGCCCGACGCGGCGGACCTGGCGGCGCTGCCGACGGCGCTGAGTAAACCTCTGAACGATCTGTTCCAGACGTTCGGCAAACTCCAACGCCAGGACAAGGCGGCGTTCGGTCGGCAGGTCCATCAGATCACCCACCAGCAACTTCAGCTGCGCCGACACCAGCAGATGCAGGCCAACGCTGGTAACTCGGCCTCGCCCAGCAAAGAAATACTTCCGGGGGCGGGGGAGGGGGTGACGCATGGCTGAAAAACTTTGGCTTGGAACCGTGGATGCCGCTTGGGACACGCCCGGCAATTGGTCGCCTGCGGGATTGCCGCAGGACGGCGACGCCGTGCGATTCGTCGGCGCGTCGCAGGGTATGGTGAGATTGTGCGCCACCGGCCCGGCGAATCCAGTGCATCTGGTGTCGATTTTTGCTGAGGCCGGATACAACGGCATCAGCACGCAATACTGGACGTTGGCCGATTACGCGATCTGCTGCTTCGACCGCATCACCGTCGATCAGATGGAACTGGCCGGCCATATGCAAAGCACCCAGGGAACCCTTTCCGGGGGCGGAAGTAGTGGCGGAAGCGGGGGTGGTACTTCCGGGGGTGTCATTCTCAGCGGCGACTACTGCAAACCCTACATGTTGACGGTGGCCGGCGATCTGATTGTGCGGGGGCAATACAACGGCACGTTCATGGATTGGTCCCTCGATCCCTACTGCGGCGTGTGGGTGCAGGGGCGATTGCTCGTCGAAGGCAACAGCGCCGAGATTAACGGCTATCGCTTCGACGGTGAAGTGATCGTCACTGGTAGCAACGCTGGGTTCTGGGGCGGTAATGGGCCGGATTGGACCGATTGCCGGTTCAACTCGGCGATCCACCTGTTCGGACCCGGCGCGTTTCTGGGGATCAACGGTATGACCAGTCACGGCGGCAATATCTATGTCTATCGCCCCGAATCGTTCGGTTTCGATTTCTGGGGCTGGCGGGGTTTCGACGCGAACTGCGGCGTGAAGATCATGCGGCGAACGCATCAGCCGCTCTACTGGAACATGCCCATCTATCTGGATCAGGCCTACGGCGGCCCCGCCCCCGGCCCCGCCCCCGGCATGGCCGGAATGGGAAGTATGTGATGAGCCGAATCGTGGATATCGCGGACGCGGTGGTGACGGCGTTGAACGCCGGGCCGTTCGACCCGGCGCTCCAGGCGGTGCGGTCGTACCAGCCGGGTTACGAACTGGAACAGTTGAAGGAACTGCGCATCACGGTGGTGCCGCGCGGGATGGAACAGACCGGTGCGACGCGTGCCATGACCCAGCGGGATGTGCAGATCGACATCGGCATCCAGAAGAAACTGGCCCAGACCAACGCGGCCGAAGTGGATGCGTTGCTCGACCTGGTGCAGCAGATGGCGGATCACATTCGCACGGTGCGCCAGTTCGGCCCGGCGATCTGGGTGAAGACGGAAAACACACCGATCTATTCGGTCGAACACATGGAACAACTGCGGGTCTTTACCAGCGTCCTGACGCTGACCTTGCGGATGGTGACGACATGATCGGTTTCGACATCAAGCAACTGTTCTTCGACAAACCGGCGGTGATCAACGCTGTCGATCGCGCCACGCGGAAAGTGCTGAGCAAATTCGGCGCGTTCGTGCGAACCACCGCGCGACACTCGATCCGCAAGAGAAAACAACCCGCGCCGCCCGGCAAACCGCCGTCGAGTCACACAGGCCTGCTGAAGAAGTTCATCTACTTCGGCTATGACCCGTCAAAACGTAGCGTGGTGATCGGGCCTGTGCGTTTGAGCGAACGCGGGCGGGGCGAACTTCCGGGGGCGCCGCCGCTGTTGGAATACGGCGGCACCCGGAAGGTGGGAAAGAAAGTGGCGTTTTACAAAGCCAGACCTTTCATGGGCCCGGCGTTCGAGAACGAAAAACCCCAACTGCCCGCGATGTGGGCGAGCAGCGTGAAATAGGAGCAACAACCATGTCTCAAGAATTCCTGCTCGGCATGAACGCCAAAATCTACCAGGGCCCTTCCGGGGGTGCGTTGGCCACACTCACCGAGATGGCCAACGTCAGGGACGTGACACTCACGCTCAACGCCGGTGAAGCCGATGTCACCACGCGCGCCAACCAGGGCTGGCGCGCCACCGCGCCGACATTGCGCGAATGCACCGCCGAGTTCGAGATGCTCTGGAAGCCCGGCGATGCCGGGTTCGACGCCATCAAAACGGCCTACCTCTCCAGCGACACGGTGCGTTTGGCCGTACTTACCGGTGCGCAGGACGCCGCCGGAACGGAGGGGCCGGTGGGGGATTTCTCCATCACCAACTTCAGTCGCAGCGAGCCGCTGGAGGAAGGTGTCACCGTTTCCGTCACCGCCAAACTCGCCGTCTTCGACCAGTGGCTGAAAGTCACCGCCCCCTAACCCCCCCCGGAAGTAAGCCCGCCCCCGGCCCCCGGAAGTAGTAACGATTCCGTATCTACATATAGGAGCGCCTCGTGAAAACCTTCACTGACGCCGCCAGCCGTACCTGGACCCTCACGCTCAATCTCGGCACCGCGATGGCGGTCAAAGACAAACTGCACATCGACCTGCTCCAGCCCGAGCAGGGCGACCCCCCGCTGCTCACACGCCTCGGCACCGACGAGATGTTGCTGGGCGAAGTGTTGCTCGCCTTGCTCGAAAAACAGTTCGAGATTCACAAAGTCACCGCCGACGATGTCCGCGCCGCGTTCGACGGGCGCACGCTGCTGGCGGCGCAGACCGCGTTCTATGAGGAACTCGTCGATTTTTTCCAGTCACGCGGTCGCAGCGACAGGGCGAAAGCGGCCGCGAAGCAGAAGCAGATGATCGACGCCGCCGTCGCCGCCATCGAGACGAAGATCGAAGCGATCAACGTGGACCAGACGATTGCTGGCGCGATGTCTGGCGCATCGCAGGATGTCTCTGTCTCAGCCCCGATGGGCTCCGCCGTTTAACCCTTCGGCAATTGTTGTGGATGGCCGAGGGTTACGGGCAGGATCGCTGGGCGCATACGTCGTTGCTGTGTGCCCTGATCGCCAACGGCAACCGCGACCCCCGGAAGGGGCGACCGTTTAAGCCGGAGGATTTCAACCCCTATATGAGCAAGCCCCAGCGCGATGACGTGGTGATCGTGGATCAGAACAACATCGATCTGTTGCGAAAAGCATTCACTGGAAGGTAACCCCCGCCCCCGGAAGGTAACCCCGGAAAGTAAACACCATGCTGAAAAACATCCTCATCATTGTTTTGGTCGTCTTCCTCGTAGTTGGCTGTCTGGATCAGGGACGTGCGGGCCATGACGATTGGCTGCCGATGTTCGGGCCGGATGTGCCCGTGCTTTCCCCGCACGTGATGCCGGATGCGGCCGCTGATCGTCTCGATGTCTATCGGTTCCAGACCGCCAGGGAGAGCTAAACATGCCGTCCGCACAGGGCATCCGAGCAGGCCGCGCCTTCGTCGAGCTGTTCGCTGACGACAGCAAGCTCGTGCGCGGCCTGCGCGCCGCTGAGAAGAAGCTCAAGGCCTTCGGTGCGGGCATCCGCAATCTGGGCTTGAAGATGATGGCGGTGGGTGCGGCGGTCGTCGCGCCCCTGGCGGCGGCAGGAAAATACTTCAGCGACTACGGCGACGGCATCGCCAAGATGGCCAAGCGGACGGGCTTGAGCGTGGAGGCGCTGAGCGAACTGGACTTCGCCGCCGGTCAGTCGGGCGCGTCGCTGGCATCGGTGGAAAAGGGCGTCCGTAAAATGCAAAAGACCCTCGTCGATGCGGTTGCCGGATCGAAAGAGGCGGTGGATTCCCTGGCGCTCCTGGGTCTGACCGTTCAGGATTTGGCGGACCTGTCCCCTGAACAACAGTTCAAACTGCTGGCCGATCGCATCAGCAAGGTCGAAGACCCGACTCGAAGAGCCGCCATCGCCATGTCGATCTTCGGCAAGTCGGGAACCGAGTTGATTCCCCTCATGGCCCAAGGCGCGGCCGGCATCGAGGAACTGCAGGCGCAGGCGCGACGCCTGGGCCTGACGATGAGCGGTGAAGATGCGGCGGCGGCGGAAGAACTGAATGATGCACTGGACCAACTCTGGCGTGTGGTCAAGATGACCGCCTTCCAGATCGGCGCGGCGCTCGCACCGGCTTTGAAGCAGGTGGCGCAAACCATCACACGCGTGGTGGTCAGCGTCAATGCGTGGCTCAAACAGAACCGGCAGATCGTGGTCACTGTGGCGAAAGTGGCGCTGGCGGTGGTTGCCGCCGGCGCGGCGCTGGTCGTACTGGGCACGATTATCAGCGGCCTGGGTTCGGTCATCAGCGCTTTGATCACCATCATTACTTCCGGGGGCGCGGTGTTCAGCGCTGTCGGTTCCGTGATCGCCTTCCTCGTCACCCCCATCGGTGCTGTGATCGGGGCGCTGACGGCGCTGGGGGCTTACCTGGTCTGGGCCAGCGGCGCAGGTGGGAAGGCGCTGGCGTGGTTGGGGGATCGTTTTGCCCAACTGAAAGACGACGCCCTCAAGTCATACCAGGGCATCGGCGATGCGTTGGCGGCGGGCGACATTGCTCTGGCGGCGAAGGTGCTCTGGCTGACACTCAAGCTCGAATGGACGCGCGGGGTGAATTTCGTCGAGGGATTGTGGTTGAGCTTCCGGGGGTTTCTGATGGACGTGCTGGTCGGCGCGTTCACCGGCGCGCTGGCCGCGTTGGAGATCGTCTGGCATGGATTGGAAGTGGCGTGGATCGAGACCACCGCCTTTCTCGCCACCGCATGGCAGGGCTTCGTCAACATCTTCATGCACAGTTGGGAACGGATGAAAGCACTGGCGACCAAGGTCTGGAACTGGATCAAGGGATTGTTCGACAGTTCCCTCGATGTCCAAGCGGTCAATGCCCAGGTCGATAAGGCGTTGGAACAGCGTCTGGCCGAGATCGACCAGAACACGGCCAACGCCGCCACGGGCATCGAACTGCGCCGGCAGACCCGCCGTGAGGATGCCGCCGCCATCAATGAGCAAACCTTGGGCGTGATCGGCGACAAATACAACGCCGAACAGGAGCGGCAGGCGAAAGAGCGGGCGCAGTCGGACAAGGACGCGGAGGAGGCGCTAATCAAAGCCCGTCAGGAATGGGAAGCGGCCATCGCCGAGGCGAAGCAGAAACGTGCGTCCGCTGAATCCAATGTACCCGGTATGCCGACTCTGCCACAGCTCCCCGACATTAGTGACATGTTGGACAAGGCGGCGAAGATCAGTGTGACCGGCACGTTCAACGCGTCGGCGCTGTTCGGATTGGGCACAGGCAACGCGGCGGATCGCACGGCCAAGGCGACGGAAGAGACGGCGAAGAACACGAAGACCCTCATCAACAAGCTCGATTACGGCGGATCGGCGTTTGCCTAGCCCCCGGCCCCCCGGAAGTAAGACATGGCATTGACCTGCACGGAAAATCCCGACTCGCGCAAATACACCGACGGCCAGTCGGCGGAGTTGTCCTACACGGTGCGCGGCACCGCCGACGAAGCAGCCGCCATCGCCAAATTGAGCGAGACCGCCCCCGGAAGTTTTAACGGGCTGGTAAGACAACCCGGCACCGTCGAACCGGTGTTCGTCGATGAGGCCAATCCCGACCGCTGTATCTGGACGGGAACGGTTCAATACAGCCCGTATCCGTTCGAGGTATTCCCGCAGACGGGTGATTCGTCGTTCAGCTTCGATACCTCCGGCGGATCGCAGCACATCACGCAATCCCTGGCGAACGTTCACAAGTATGCGGCGGCTGGTCAGACCGCGCCCGACTTCAAAGGGGCCATCGGTGTCACCAAGGATAGCGTCGAGGGCGTGGACATCACCGTGCCGGTCTACACCTTCAACGAGACGCATTACCTGGCCGACGATGTCGTCACCGATGCGTACAAGGGCATTCTGTTCAATCTCACGGGGAAAACCAACGCCGCCGCATTCCGTGGCCTCGCGGCGGGCGAGTGTCTGTTCCTGGGTGCGTCGGGTTCCAAACGTAAATCGGCTGGTGGGGTCGATTGGGAGATCAACTTTCGTTTCGCCGGCAGTCCCAACAAAACCAATCTCACCATCGGCCCCATCACCGGCATTGCGAAGAAAGGATGGGAGTACCTGTGGGTGCGCTACGCCGACGTGGAAGACACCGCCAGTAAGAATCTGGTCAAACAACCGATCGCCGCCTACATCGAACAGGTGTATGAGGAAGGCGATTACACCGGACTGGGGATTGATTGATGAACGGCGACCCCTTTCATAAGGTGCAGACCGGCGACAAGCTGATCATTCCCGCGCAGGCGTACAACGCATTCATCGATGCGGCGAAAGCGGTGCGCGGGATAGGCGCTGTTGGCGCTGGCGGCCTGGGCGAAGTCGGATCGCAGCCCGGTCTCATCAAGATCAAAAACACGTCGGGTGTGGCTGTCCCTCAATTCGGCATCCTCGGCATCGACGACATTCTGTTTTCTCCGACCGACAACCTGCTCGGATTCAAGCGTCAGCCCGTTCTCAAAGGCGTCACCCCCGGAAGTGGAGGTAGCGGTGTCAACCACCGGGGGAAATTCGTCGTCATGCTCGAACCGGTGGACGTGAATGCCATCGGGCTGGCCTGCGTCAGCGGCGTCACCATCGTCAAGGTGGACGTGACACGCGAATCATACAATTACGCCGATATTCGTCCCAACAACACGTCTTACCTCCGCGCCGCCCATGTCAGATCGGCCCGAATCATCTGGAAGGAAGCGGGCACCGGTTACAAATGGGCGCTGGTGTGTTTGCAATCCCCCGCGCCGTACGGCTTCGCCAAGATCACGGCCATGAAAACGTCTTCCGGGGGCGACTGGACGGATTACCCGACCAACAGCGAATATCCCTTGTACGTCGAAGCCAACCCCTGCTCTGATCTGGCTGGCGGCGACACCGACACCACCATCACGCTGAAACTGGGCATCAACCCTTCCTACCAAACCGGCTACGCCGCAACCGCGCCCACCGGCATGATTACCCAGGTCGGCGCTGTGGTGGGCTACCTGTCCTTCACCTGCTACAAGCTCGCTTCGCCGACCCCCTACACCTTCGACGGCTGGATCGTTCCCTACATGGGTGGCTGCTGGCCCGACTGGGTGAGGGCGCATTGAGATGGGATGGACCGATCTTCCAACGTGGGACGGCAATTACCAGAGTTTGGATTTTCTCGGTGAATATACCGGCGCGCTCAACGAGCGGATTCACGCCATCGACCGTCAGCAATGGCGATTTGCCTATCTGCCCGGTTCCATTGGTTTTCAGGCGGGGGACGTACTGGCGGGGCCCGGCTGGTCCTACGGCATCACGACATTGCAGTCCATCGTGACCAAGCTGCTGACCTACGGCTGGTTCGTCAAACATCTGGACATCAACGGCCAACCCATCAGCGATCTGGACGGCAGCGCCAACGGGCTGATGTATCTGAACCACTGGAACATGGCCAACGCCGCGCCCGTATTCACCGGCCTTCCGGGTGCGACGAGTTTTCGGCGATACCGTGTTCATCCCGGCGAGGGCGGGCAACCCCTGTTCGGCGGGATGACCTCCGGCGATATCGTCGGGCGGTGGATATTCGAGGACCTCCAACGCGCCATCAATCTGCTGGTCTGGACGGCGCATTGGGGATACTGGCCGACGGACAATCGCCCCAAAGCCAAGTCCGCCAGCGGTTCCACGCCCACCGAGGCACTGACCAACTTTGCATCAGCCGAGGAATACGAGCCGGGTTACGGTCAAACCAGTCAG